ACTACTACCGGAGGAACTACTACTGGAGGTACAACTACCGGAGGTATAACAACTGGCGGAATTACAACTGGCGGAATTACAACTGGAGGAACTACTACCGGCGGAACAAATGCTGACGGCACACCAGCAGTTCCAATAACTGGAGGAACTACTACTGGAGGTACAACTATCGGTGGTACAACGACCGGAGGAATTACAACTGGTGGAACTACTATTAATGGAATAACAACTGGAGGAACCACTATAGGAGGTATAACAACTGGAGGAACAACCACTGGAGGAACTACCACAAGCAAAAACCCACCCTCGTGTAACGGTTTAAGCAATAATAGTCTTGTAGGAGTTAACCTAAGTGGCGCTAATCTTAGCGGTTGCAGTGTTACCAATAGCGATTTTATGAATACTAATTTCGATAGCTCTAATGCGGATGGAATAAACGTTGGAAATAGTAATTTAACTAATACTAATTGGGATAATGGAAATATTAATAATAGCTCTTTCGATAACTCTAATTTAAGCAACACTTCTTTTGATAATACAAATTTTAATAGTACTGTTTTCCATAACGCAAATGCGATAAATAGTAATTTTAAAAGCTCATCTTTAATCAATAGTAATTTTATTGATAGTAATTTTGATGATAGTAATTTTGATAATAGTAGTCTAAATTTTACTGCTATAAACGATAGCTCAATCAACAATGTTTCATTTGATAATAGCTTCATAAATAATAGCAATATAAACAACATTTCTTTGAAGAATAGCAGTTTTCAAGACACCTCAATCACAAATAGTTCAATCAATAACAGCACGGCGACATCGTCGAATTGGAGTAATTCGGACTTTAGTAATACGTCTATTACAGATTCTGAATTTTCTGATACTAATTTTAGCAATGCTAATATTGGTAATGAATTGTCAAATATCACTTCTCAGCGTATTGTACAAATTAATTCTTCTGAGGCTAATATATTTAGCAGTCCAGATACATCTTTAAAAATTACTGGAGTTAATTTAGAAACATCGGATTCTGTCAATATAATATTAAGAGATAAAAATAATCAACCAATTAATGTTTCCAGTTTTATCGTAGGTTCTGATAATGATATTACTTTATTTGGATTAGACTTGAGTAAAGTAACCGGCCCAATCACCGCTCAAGTTTCTAATGAGAATAGCACAACTTCTGCTGTTCAAGTTGCAAATGTCGTATCAGATAATACTCCGTCTTCTGTTTTAACTCCCAATATTCCACAGAATATAGCCACTAATGGTAATGTTTTCCAAATTAATGGAAATGGATTTACAACAGAATCTATCCCACTACTGAAAACCAGCAATAATATACCATTAACTAATTTTACTTTTACGGTCGATTCTCCCAATCTGATAACAGTTTCTCTTTCCGAACTACCAGCCATTGACACTACAATAGTAGGTCAAGTTAATACTAATAATACATTAAGCAATTCTTCTACTCTAGGAAAGATATCTACACAAGCTATACCAGCTTCTGTTACTCCAAGTTTTTCTATAATTAATAATCAAACAGCAATTATTAATGGTTCAAATTTTTCTAATAGTAATAATATAGTCCAATTATTTACTAAGACTAATGAAATATTGGTTCCGTTAGATATAATTTTAACGAATAAGTCAGGACTACAAGGTGTTGCATCGAACACAGACAAGACACAACTGACCGTTCAATTAAAAGAAGTTATTCCTCAGGGACCCATATTTGCTATAGTTTCCTCTAATGGAATTCTTTCAGAAAAGGATCCTGTTCAAATAGGAATTGTTAATTTTAATCTGCCAACAACATCAACTTTCTCAGGATCTGGATCAACAATAACTATTACTAGTCCAAATCATGGATTCTCGATAGGAGATAGTGTTAATCTTGACTTTATTAGTGGGTCGATCACAAACGATGGCAACTTTAAGATAATAGCTATTAGCAAAAATACCTTTACAATAATAAACGACAAAGCAGTAGGTAATACCACAGGTAGTGTGAATATCGAAGGACGCATAGATGGTACTACTGTCATAGATAATAGAACAAAAATTATTCTTTCTAATTTCATATCTTCGTCATTCAATGGAGCATCACTAGTTAATACTGTTTTATTTGGATCCTCATTTATTAATAGCGATTTTCAAAATAGTAATTTTATTAACACTGAAATTAATGAATCTAATTTTACAAATGCTGATTTCAGAGGAGCTAATCTATCAGAAGCTATTATTATAGATTCTATATTTTGTGGTGTTATTTATGATAGTACTACCATATGGCCTAAAAACTTTGATGTTATTGCTGCTACGAGGTGTGATGGTAGTTTTTCTCCAACTAAAAAGCCAACTCCTCTGATTGATGGGGTTGGGGGTATTTGGAGAGCGTCTACTCTGGATCTAAAAGAGCAAAAAGAAGAAGATATTCAATAAATCTCTACGGTGTATTTGATTAATAGGAGTTAACTTAATATGTCTAGTAGCAATAATATTCCAAATATCGTTTTTGGTAGCGGTATAAACTTTCGCATAAACGCTGCGGGAAATAAGCCTCTACCATCACAAGAGAATTTTGCTCAACAAATCTTACCTGAAATCGGATTATTTTTTACTCCAACTCCGACTCGCACTCCAACAGTTACTCCAACATTAACTCCTACTATTACCCAAACTCCGACTGGGGCAACAAAAACCCCCACCCCCACCGCTACAAAAACTCCAACTCAAACAGCATCACAAACAAGAACCCCCACACTAACTCCTAGCGTTACTAGAACAAAAACCCCAACCCCAACAGTTACTCCAACTCGAACGATTACTCCAACGATTACTTCAACTGTAACTATTAGTCCAACAGTTACTACTAGTCCAACCCCAACTAGAGACTGTATTTTAGGAGACAACTTCAGTAGCTACTCATTACCTGCAATCACAGATTGGAAAGACATAACTTATGGCAATAATACTTATATTATTATAGAAAGTATTAATGCGACATTAGTTAGTTTAGATGCTCGCAATTGGACTCTGGGAGAAGGACTTCCATATTCTGGTCCTAATGCTTGGCAGAGTATCACTTATGGTGCAGACAATAGGTTTGTGGCTGTTGGATCGTCTCCAAAATCAGCAATCAGTAACGATGGATCAACTTGGGTGGCTGGAAATAATATCATGCCAATAGTTGCTGTATCTGGTTCAGGTACGCCTCCACCCGTAGAGAATTACACATGGAATCAGATTATATATTCTGAAGAAATACAAAAATATCTAGCAGTTTCTAGTTCGAGTAATCGATCTACAGCTTCTAGAATAGCTATTAGTAGCGACGGGATCACTTGGACAAGTAACCCCCTACCTACAGCGCCATCTTTCAGCGGTGCTCCAACAAATAAAAATTGGCTAACCATAGCTTATGGGGCCAATTATTTTGTTGCGGGTAGCGATTCGTCTTTTGGAGATGGTACCATAGAGACAGATTATGATCCATCGATAGCCACGAGTACAGATGGTGTTGTATGGACACTAAGATCAATAGGGTCTTCAACAAACTGGAACACTAATAACATAGGAAATATTAAAAAGATAGTATATGGTAATGGTAATTTTGTAGCTATTGCACAGGGGAATATAACTGTGGGAAGCTCAGTGAGAGGTTGTTGTCGCGTATTTATAAGCTCTAATGCTATCAACTGGAACTTGGTTGCAACAATACAAGGATCAAATAGCAACTTGGTATTCGGATCACCTAATTCTTTGGGTATGAGTAAGTTTTTGCTTTTAGTTAGAAATATTACTACTGGAGATAATGATATTTACTATAGTATGACTGGTTCTGGATGGACGATTTTAAGCTCTCTAGAATCTACAGCTTTTGATATTTCTAGTATTCAAAGCTTAAATGGTCAATTTATAGCAATTAATCAATCAACAGTTTATTTAGCAGACAATTGTCCTGGAGGATTTTCTCAATAATTATAATGGTGTATTAATATAAGGAATAAAAAAACTATGAACACTTTAAATCATACCACTATCACAATCGATAATAGATGTTTAGATATACTATTAACAGAACAAGAAATAGAAATAGCATTCGAGAGATCCATAAAAGAAGAAAATAGATCTTTTATAGATATCAATAAGTGCTGTAAATGCTGGCCTACTAATAAACCACCAGAATGTGGATTTTGGAAAAAAATCCTAGGTTTATGTGTTAAATGTAATTGTTCATGTAACTAATATAAATTAAGGCTTATAGCTATGAGCGAAACCATTATTCATTTCTGGGAAAATATTGCAACAACCAGTATTGGCATTATTGTCACAATGGTAGGGTTTTGGGTGGCTATTGGTAGAAATATGGCTACTAAAGCAGAAGTTTTAGTTATGATAGAAACTCAAAGTCCATATAACCATGATAAACAGTTTATTATGGAAAGACTTAACAGCAATAAAGAAAGTCAAGCAGCATTTGCATTAGCTTTGCAAAGAAATACTGAAGTAATGACAGAGTTAAAAATTCAAATAGCAACACTTGGTAAAACCTTAGAAGCCCTAGAAGACAGAATAGAAAGGTAATTTATGGCAAATGATATAAATAAAGCAATTAGTGCTAATCAGATAAAAAACGGAACAACCGTTGTCACAACAACAGTTGCAGGAGAGTATTCAACAATAGATACATATGCTAAAAATAGTCCAACAATTAATGATATTCAAGCCAAATATGATAATAGATTCTATAATGGTATTTTTGTTAATGTAATTGCTAGTGGTATTTAATAAAATAATCACATAATTGGAGAAAATAAATCAATGGTCAAACCCGGCTATAGAACCAGTGAATTCTGGTTTACTTTTGTCAGTTTTATATTTAGTGGATTATACCTAATTGGCTTATTGGATAGTAATAGTCAAAAAGAAAATTTAATCGAAGAAACTAGCAGAGGATTAGAAGCTACTATCCTTATTATAGGACAATTAATGGTATTGTTCAAATATGTTAAAGGAAGAACTGATCTTAAAAAGACTTGGTGGAGCACAGCAACACCAGAAGAAAGAAAAGAAGCTAATAAAAAGAATAGTCAACCGCTAAGAAAAAAGAGAAAGAAAAATGCAAACCCAAAACCTATCAGTAAATAATCTTGGGAATCTAGTAATTAAAGCTAAAGAAATACTAAATAGTGCTAAAGCAGTAGCCATGCCACAAGCATGGAATATTTTACAACTAGCTACAGCAGAAGTTATTCAGAGCATAGAAGATAATAGTCCCTCTCTGAGAGGGGCCGATAAAAAAACATTGGCTATGACTATGATTTCTAACTTTTATGATCAAGTATTTACAATAATAAATTTTCCATTTGTTCCACAGATTTTACAACCTATTATACAGAAGTATGTGAAACAAATTCTCATGCTATTGGTTAGTGCGACTATTGATGCTTTAGTTACCACTTTTAGAAATAGTGGAGTTTTTGTTGATCCAAGCACTAAGGTTGATCCTGTTGTTGATAATACTCCAAAAGTTTCAGATAAATAAACAAGGAAAACAAAATGAATTTTACAGAGAGCTTCCAAGAATTTAGTAGTCGTTTGAGCACAACGGATTTGGCTCTTTATGCTGGTGCTGGCATTATTATCTGGGTATTGTTTAAGGATAGACTAAGCCCAGTTCAACAATTAATTACTTCATTAGTTGAAAAAGTCAAGGGTATAACAAAAGGAAATACTGTTACATTACCAACTGTTGATGTTCCCAAAGTTGATCCAGTAGTATTACCTAAAGTAGTCGGAGAGAATAAGGACGATGTGTTTTTTAAGCTTGTAGTATCATGGAAACAAACTCGTGATCTAGCAGAAAAGAGTGGTTGTGCCGAGGCTATTAAGGTTGCTGATCAAATGTTTCCGTTTCTAAGTCCTAATGTGTGCTCTAAAAAAGAGGATAAAGTAGTATGAAAAATAATAACCTATTACTGGTAGTAGCTGGTTTACTTATTCTGGTTGGCTTAACCAAGTTTGATCTATCAAGACTCAACATTCTACCAAACAAACCTAATGCTGTTGATGTTCTAGAATTACCAGAACCAACAGACTCAGCTGTTAAAAAAGAAGCAGATGACGTTGTCTCAGTACTAAAAGAATCTGGAGCAAAAGGCGATGCTAAAAGATTACGAGATTTATATCTTGATCTAGCAAAACTTGTTGAGCTTGATGGAGAAAACGAGGTGGTTAGAAATACTGAAGAAATTCGTCAAGCCAATAGTTTGGCTGGTGTTATGCTTAGACTAGATATTAAGGGTAAGTATCCTGATCTAGCTAAAGAAGCAAAAGAAGTGGTAGTAGCAGCTATTGGAGACGATCAAATTCTTTTATCTAAAGAGCTAAGGGCTAAGGCCGTAGAAGGTCTTAATGCTTTAGCTTGGGCTTGTAATATGGGGTCAAAATAATGGCTAGACTCTCTCCGAAAGAATTATACGATAATTATCGTAAGGGATTTAGTGGATGCGTCTGGGAAGAGCATGTGTTCAATCATTTGATGGAAACTTCCAAGTATCCATTATTTGGTGATGCTAGTAAAAAAATTAGTGGCAGCGGTAAGGGTAAACTATCAACACCATACAAGAGTGTGTTAAAGTTTGATAAACATCCTTATAATGAAAGACAAACCACTGGGGATTGTGTTAGTCATGGAACACGAAATGCTTGTGATGTTTCACGAGCAGTAGAAATAGATGTGCATAATGAAAGAGAGGATTGGATAGCAAGGGGTGCAACAGAGGCTATCTATGGATATAGAGGATTTAGTGGACAGGGCATGAGTTGTGCCAGAGCAGCTGAGTTTGTCAGCAAGATTGGTGGTCTTGTAGTAAGAAAAAATTATGGTTTTGTAGATTTCAGTAAATACAATGGTAATTTAGGTGCTGGTTGGGGAGGTCGAGGACTCCCAGACAAAGTACTAGATCTAGCAAATGACCATCAAATCAAGACCGCCTCATTAATACGAACAGTAGAAGAAGCTAGAGATGCTTTGGCTAACGGTTATGGTTTAGCAGTATGTTCTAACTATGGTTTTAGTAACACTAGAGATAAAAAGGGATTTGCTAGACAGTCTGGTTCTTGGGCGCATTGTATGGCTTGGATAGCTTGTGACGATACTAATGGAGAACCAGCATTTCTAGTACAAAATAGCTGGGGAAAATGGAATGATGGTGGTCATCCAGAATGGGGTCCAATTCCTGATGGTTCATTTTTAATTCATTCTGATGTTGCTCAGGGTATGTTGAGTCAAAACGGATCATATGCTTTTAGTGGTTTTGATGGATTCCCTCTTCAAAAACTACCAAGCTACGGATTTGATGACTATTTGTAGAGTTAATTTTCACTTATCGATATAATCTCCACTATTTCTGGCCAAAAATGCATTAGTGGTATTTGGTGTATCATAATATGTTACTACCCTATTATACGAGATTATTTCTATGAGACTAATAGACAGAATAGCTTTAAATAGAGCTATACATATGCTGTTAGGGTTTATCTTGTCTGTATTAAAGATGTTTGAAAAAAACAATCCAGAAAATAAACCAGACGATTCGATTAAACCAAAACCACAAAAAAGAAAAAGACTAAAAGACTTGGTAGACAACATACTACCATGGAGAGAACAAAAATGAATAAATTATTTATTAGTCTATTTTGCATTAGTTTATTGTTTTCTGAAGGAAGGTATTACGGCTCAACAACAGCTTCGGTAACTCTTGCTGGTGGAATTATTAAAGCTAAGCATTCACAAGAAATTACTACAAAATACAAGAGAAAAGATTGTCCAGTATGTAAGGGTAAAGGATGGTATATGAGTGGAGACAATATCAAAAAAATTGATTGCAATTATTGCGAACCAGACAACTCAGCACCACTCTCTTCTAAAATAGACCCTAATTGTAAAACTCATATCAAACGCAACTAGGATTCTGTTATAATGCCAACATGTAATAGTGCTAATTATAATCTATCAGCAAACTGGAATGGTGTTGTAGGAAATCTTACTTCTGTTGGTACTAATGGAAGTCCCAGCTATTATGATACCTATGACCAGTCAGGATCTTTATACGAATGGAATGATTCTATTATTGGGTCCAATAGAGGATTAAGGGGTGGTAGCTGGACAGACTCTACTGTTAGTAATTTGTCAAAATCATATAGATTTTCTTTTTTGCCTAACGCTAGATTAACTACTGTTGGATTTAGAATAGCTACAATCAATGATGATCGTCAATACAGCACCTTTGTAACAGTAGCTAATATTGCTAATGCAGCTGATAGCACAACATATGGTTCTGTTGGATATACATATAAAATACAAAAATATTTAGTTACTAATACTGAGTATACGGAATTTCTAAATGCTATAGGTATGACAGATACCTATGGACTGTATTCAGCAACATATATGGGCACAGAAAGCAGAGGAGGTATTGCTAGAGGAGGATCCAATGGAAGTTATGTATATGCTGTTAAAACTAACATGGGAAATAAACCAGTATACTATATATCTTGGTTTAATGCTGCTAGATTTGTAAACTGGTTGCATAATGGAAAACCCAGTGGTGCTCAAAATTCATCCTCAACAGAAGACGGAGCATACACCCTCAATGGAGCTATATCTGGATATAGTTTTACAAAAAATATCTCAGCTAAATATTGGATTCCAACAGAGAACGAATGGTATAAAGCAGCTTATTATGATCCATCTTTGAATACAGGATCGGGTGGATATTACTCTTACTCAACACGTAGCAACAGCTCCCCAGATTCCGTAACAGCATCTTCAATCGGAGATGCTATATTGCCAATTGGTTGCATAACACCTACTCCAACAGCATCTTTCACACCATCTCCTACAAAAACTCCAACTAATACACCGACCAATACAGCAACAGTAACTGCTTCACAAACTAAAACGCCATCGGCAACTCCTACATTCACACCAACTCCAACAATAACGGCTTCTGTAACGCCAACTGTTACTAAAACTCAAACAACTACCATTACTCCAACAAGAACCGTTACTCCAACACATACTGCAACCAGTTCTTTAACTCCTTCAATCACTCCAACAAATACAAAGACTCCAACAGCTACTAAAACTAGTACTCCAACAACCACAGTATCTCCGACACCATCCAAGTCTTTATGTGATTCTTTAAAACTAGGACAACTAATTCTAAATGAAGCACTATACAATACAAATGACATTACTATATTATATAACGGATTTGTATTAAGGGGCATAATTGATGATCCCATATTTAGCTTAAGAGAACCTCCAAATGTAACGCCTACAAGAACTCCCACGGTTACTCCTACAAATACAGCAACTCCTACGGTTACTCCTACAAAGACTGCAACCCCAACTCTTACCACCAGTTTAACTAATACTCCAACAGCAACAACAACACCTACTAAGACTCCAACACAAACTCAAACCAGTACAACAACTCCAACAAACACAATAACCCCAACAGTAACGACGACACAAACTCAAACCACAACACAAACAATAACTCCTACAGTTAGTGTTACATCTACTAGTACCTTAACTCCAACTCCTACTAATACTATTACCTCTACTAATACTGTAACTCCAACAAATACTAATACTCAAACAAATACTGGTTCTCTAACACCAACTCCCACACTAACAGCTACTACAACTCCTACTATAACTCCAACAAACACTGAAACTCCTACTATAACTCCAACTAGCACTGTTACTCCAACTAATAGTACAACTCCAACTAATACTATTACGCCTACAAATACAGCTAGTCAAACCCCAACAAACACAATAACTCCGACATATACAAGAACACCAACTCCAACTCCAACTAATCCAATACCAGCTTCATTCGTAGCAGTTGCTTTTAATTCAGACACTGTTGCAACTTCTAATAATGGAATTTCATGGAATAATTATACTTTACCAGGATCTAAATATTGGACAGATATAGAATATGGTAACGGAGTATTCGTATCTTGTCCTTATACAGATGCTGTGGGAGCCAAATCTACCAACATTTCTAGTTGGACCAACCAATCTTTAGGCTCGGCCTCTAATTGGATCAATATAATTTATGGTAATGGTATTTTTGTTGTTATGTCTCAAACTGGTAATACTCAAATTTACTCTAGTACCACAGATACATGGTCTTCATCTTCTTTACCTTCTCTGGGTGTTGGTTCAATATGGAAGTGTGGAGCATATGGTAATGGTGTCTACGTTGCATTGTCCTCTACAAATAATCTAGCCACGTCAAACAATGGAACCAGTTGGAGTCAATCTACATTACCTTCTACTGGGGACTGGCAAGCTATTACATATGGCAATAATAAGTTTGTAGCAATTGCAAATAACTCTGATAAAGCCATATATTCCAGTAATGGTACAGATTGGTCTGCTAGTACCCTGCCATCTGTCGCCTATTGGTCTAGTATAGCTTATGGTAATGGTAAATATGTGGCAGTTGCAAATGATTTTGGTTATGTCGCAGTTTCTTCTGATGGAGTTAATTGGACTCAATATGCTTCTCTGTGGGGCCTATGGCAAGGTATCTCTTATGGAAATAACATATTTGTAACTGTTGGTTTTGGTTCAACTACGCTAACGTCAACAAATGGAATAACCTGGACTCAAAGAACAATGGTCGGTCGAGATTGGTCAGCAATTACATTTAGAAACGATTAAAAAAGGATAAATATTATGACTTTAACATATACAATAGAAGCAAATAATACAGTAGCGATCTACTCTGACACACAAACAGAACCAATCATTTTACAACCCAATTGGCCTAATGGTACTCCTTGGTCATCGTCCGCAGAAGCTTCAACTTGGGCAGAATTGTGCATAGCTTCAATGCAAGATCCAAATGCCCCATATGCTCCAGCTGGTCCTGGTTTACCCGGTGACAATAAAACAAACTCTTAAAAAAGAATACTTTATATGAATAACGAAAAACTAAAACTTATTGCTAACAAAGTTATCGAAAAGTCTCAGATTCCTGAAAAGGATAATTATGGATTTGCAATTGTTACGGTTTTAATGGTAATTAGTATCATCTTAACGTGCGTAAGGATTCTACAAGAATGCGATAAAAATAAAGTACTCCCTATGGATCAAGCTCAATATTCTAAAGAAATTAAAGCTCTTACTAATACCAGGGGCTGGTTTACTAAAATGAGAATTAAAAAATTGATTAGAAAAGAATTAACTTCAGAAAATTATAGACTTTATAATAAAGCTTTATTAGAAGCTATTCTTGATACAGGAGAAACTCTCACGGAAGAGGAAACATTTACTCTAATGGAGGCGGCTAATGTTTAATTTATTAATGTGGTCTGTGTATGGAATTTTTGTTGGTAGCATTGCTAAGAGTTTAGTTCCGGGAGAAGAACATCTAGGTTTTTTTCAAACCATAGCTCTAGGTGTTGCTGGTTCCTATATGGGAGGAGCAATCCTATATATGCTCGGAACATACCAAGCAGTTTCTCCAGCTGGTTTATTTATGGGTGTTGTAGGATCTGTAATTAGTTTGATACTTTACAATAAAGCTATCAAAGTATAGATACTTGATTATGCAATGAAATCTCATCAAAAAATTCCGGTATTATTATGGCTATATCATAATGATCTTTGGCCAGAATTTCTAGAGCTATTAAGGCCAATCGGTGATCTGATTGATTTGCGTCTTGGATTATGTGTAGAGAATAATATAGATCATATCTCTCAAGACTTCTATAGTCATTTTACTGGGTCAATTACTTTGCACCCGAACAAGGGAGTTGATGTTCTCCCTTTTCTTCATCAGATGAGTTTTTTAAACACAGAGAACTCTGATGACGTATTTTTAAAAATACACGGGAAAAAGAGCGAGATAGTCCCAGGCATGAACTGGAGAGCCATTCTGCTTAATAGTTTGATTGGAAATAGAGAAAATTTCGTATCCAATATAACCAAGTTTAATCAGCCAAATATTGGCATGTTGTCTAGTCAAAATCTAATCTTGTCAAATAGAGAAAGGGCAAATACTAAGAAAATAAATCAATTATGCCAAATGATGAATATAGACTATTCCATTGTCAACTCTGGTAGTTTTCCTTCTGGTAATATGTTTTTTGGCAGAACTAGTTTGTTTAGACAATATTTTAATGAATCAACCATACAAAAACTGAATGACCTATTTAAAGCAGAGTGCGGTAGAGTGATTGATTCTAAAGACGGAACATATTGTCATACTCTAGAAAGAATGTTCGGATATCTAGTATCCTATAACAACCAAAAGATTCTCCAGTGTTCCGAAATAAATATTGATATCTTTGGACATGACAGTCCTAATCAAATATTTAATATAGTTATAATGTACAACGGAGACTGTTATTATCGAGATAATATGTATGTTTATGGTAAAATTCTTTCTCAAGATAAATCTGGAATAGTAGTAGACTGGAAACACACAACACCAAATCAAATAAGAAAATATAAAATAAATGAAAGATGAACCTGAAATAGATATTAAACTATTTGATCCTGATATTTATATAAAATATAATCCAGACATAGCCAAACATCTCCTTACTCCTGCTAATGCTTCAATTAGTAAGGATTTATTAGATCAGAAACTACTAAACCATTATACTAAATGTGGATATAAAGAAAATAGACTCTTTAATAAAGAACAGCTCAAAAAAGTATGGGTCTCAGAAGACGAAATAGATAATGCTTTTGATCATGAATTTTATCTTGCAGAATATCCTGAAACTATTGAGTTTAGTGCTTATTTGTCTCAAGTATCATTGAGAGAAAGACTGTTTAATCATTATTATCAGTTTGGTAAAATAGAAGGAAGATATATAAATCAACAACAAAAATATGCTTATAAAATAAAAACACTAAATATTAGTAAAATTATACCACGGTCTTCTTTGAAACATTTTACAAATAATCTAGAATGTATTGCTTTATTGGTAACGGATAATGAAATACAAAATGGTCAATATATAGAATTAATTAATCGTTTAATCGACAATACAACCAAAGAAGAAGCCCAGAACATACACTTCAACATAATTGTTAACAATATAAACTGCTGTATAGAAACCAAAACTATACAAACCATCTTTTCTAATGTAAATATTATCAATCTTAATCTAACTGAAGAAGAAGATTTGTATTTGAAAGATGCCCGCAAGTTAGAAAAAATCCCAACATATGGAAGAAAATCTGGGCCAAATATAATGTTTTATAGAACCATAGAGGTCTGCAAAAACTATAATACCACATTATTTCTGGAAACAGATTGTTTTTTTAGAGAAACATGGCTACAAAAACTCAAAAACTTTGTTAATCATTCAAACGGCTTTTGGATATCTGGGGCTCTTTATGACGGATTAGTTCCAAACGCAGCAGGATCAGCATTATCAACTCATATCAATGGAGGAGTAGGATTATATGCTACCGGAAACGAAACGTGTCGATTATTCATGGGTCAGTGCGAAGTCTTTTTGATAGAACAGATCAAAGGAGGCTTAGCAGTACTAGCTTATGATGTTGGTATAAAAATGTATATAGACCATATAACAAACGCTAATATTAAAAACCCTGAAGATATCCTAGTCGCTAAATTTCTTAATCGCCAATATTTACCAAATAAAATTATTGGTAATTTTAGCACAACTAAGGATACGATTATTAGTTTAGAACAAATCAGTAATATTTATAACTACTATATTATACATAAAAAATCCTAACGCCTAACATTAATTCTATAGCAACATAAAATATGAATAAATTAATAGTAACACACAACGCAGGATTATTTTCTTGTATGAGTCAAAGATTAAGGGCAATAATTGTTTATGCTAATGAGCATAAAATATTCCCTAAAATTGTCGATAGCTCCCAGCAATTTATGTTATATAAACAAAATCAAGACAATGATATAACTAATTTTTTTCTAGATCAAGATATTCCACAAGAGCTCTCGTATACAGAGCATATCGATTTTACCGATCAGTTTACTGATTATTCCAAGCTTAATTTTAATATTTTGAGTCCAATCATTAATCAATATTTTTTCCCAAGTAATTTTGTCACAAAAAAAGTTTTGTATTTTGAAAATAAATATAATATACAATACAGCAATCTTTGCTCAGTATTCTATCGGGGCAACGATAAAGCATTAGAATGCAAATTAGCGACCCATGATGACTTTATTAAAAGAGCAAAAATTGTTAAAAATTTAAATCGTAATATTAGGTTTTTAGTACAAACAGACGATCTGGTTTTTTTGCAACTTTTTTTAGCAGAATTTGAAAATTCTATTCACATCGCAGAACTACCAGCAATAAACCGACCATCCACATCTGTGACTGCCTTACTTGATGTGAATAATAGAATAAATTTTGCGATTGATTTTATAGCAGCGGTCATTGTTGTGTCTCGATGTAACATTATGATAACTCATTCCGGTAATTGTGGTTATTGGGCATCTTTATATAGGGGATCCTCAACTAATATTATTCAACACTTTACTAACGAAGCAAATAATAATTATGGATGGATCTCTTAAACTATGCCATATCTAACAGATTATATTAATTTTATTCAAAACGAACTAGATCAAAGTGATCTCGTAAACTATACAGTTAATCCCAATATCTGTATTAATTGTGAACACAATCTAGTTTGTCCTGAATTTACTCAGAATCATGATTTTCAAAAAGGAACAATACCACTCCCAAACAAAAAAGACAATTACTTAGTTAGAATAGAAAACTTCAAAGGTTTTGTAAATTCTGATATCTATATCGAATATAGTCAGCCTAATATTCTTAATATAAAAAACTCAATATACAGTAAATATTTTAATAAAATAATTTATATTCCTCCACTATTGTGTGAGTATAGTCCTAAAAACGACAAAAAAAATATTGATATATTAACTTGTTTTTATCATGTTTATGGTAGAAGACAGGTATTGTTTAACAATCTAAATAATGGTTTTTCTAGTTATATAAATATTCAAAATACTTTTGACCAAAATCTGTATGATATATACAAACAAGGCAAAATTCTAGTGAATGTTCATCAAACAGAATATCATCATACATTTGAAGAAATTAGAGTAATTCCAGCATTATTAAATGGATTGGTGGTTGTTGCAGAGGATAGTCCGTTGAAGGAAGCTGTTCCTTATCATGAATATGTCATCTGGAGCCCGTATGGGTCCATAGTAGATGCAACAAAAAATATATTAAATAACTACGAATTTTACTTTAATAAAATTCATGGAGAACAATCAAAGCTTAAACAAATATTTCAACAGATGAAATATAATATTAAAAAGGATATTAACAAATGTATAAAGACGCAGATATTATCGTAAGCTTAGCAGGCGGCCTTGGTAACAGACTACACACTCTCTATAGTGCGCACTACCTTACTATGCATTACGGCTTACCTCTCAAGTATTATTGGCATGACGATTTTGGTAGCGGCTGCGGTTTTAATGATCTGTTTGACGATGAGAGATTGGTTATGATTCAAGACAGGGCCGAGCTATATAATAATAGGCTTGAGATACGAAACTCTATGATTACAAATACAGAACTCCAACAAAAGATTCACTGGGTACACCCATTTACTGCTAGACTTGAACATAGCTCCCACAGCCCTGACCTAGCTGAAACATTCAACAACATCAAACTTCATCCAAGTATTATTGATGAGATTAATAATATTAATATCCCAGAAAACACTTTTGGTATACATGTTCGCGGTGGAGATATAAAAGTTGGAAATATAGACCCAAGAGATAAGAGAAAATATGTGTCTCCGGAGGCTTTTTTCTCGACTATTGATGACATTTTAAACCATAACAATAATCAAAAATTCCTTTTGTCATGCGAAAACCTAGAAGATGAAGAACTTTTTACTAATAGATATGATAAACAAAACCTGATTATATTAGGTTCATGCCCATATAATAGAAACTCTAAAAGAGGCATAATATGCGGATTTATTAATATCATATTACTATCTAAGTGTATAAAAATCTTTGGAATGGTAAGCTCTTTTTCAAGCGTTGCCGTCCATATATCTAATCTTCCCACAACTAAAATTAATTTTTATGCCTAATGATATTTTAAGCAAAATAAAAAATAATATAGAAAATATCTTTTATTATTACGAAACTATAACAGATAACTCTTTTTTAGTAAATAATTTATTTATTAGCACATCAGTAAAAGATGTGCTTATTAATGATTCTAGCTATGTTAAACTTTTAGTGTCTGACAGACCACTAGATAGTCAATTAATACCCATTGAAAATATTAATCTTCTCTATTATAACAATAATAATTTAGATAATTTTGATAATATCTTTAATGATACCGTAGCCTGGTTAATAGACATACCAGAAAATTTTGATGAACAACAATATCTAAAAAATAATCCTGAAGTAGCCAATTACTATTTGCCAGACGCTATAAATATGGGTTTTTCAGATCGTCAAAGAATCTATCACCATTTTCTATTGTTCTATTATAGATTTTTAAACGACGATCAAAAACTATGGCTACAACCAGTAGACATAGAGTTTAACGAAGAGGACTATCTGAGCCGATATCCAAAAACAGAGAATTATTATCTGCCTTGGGCTGAAGAAAATGGCTATTCTAAAAGACAAAGACTCTATCATCATTATCTAAGATTTAATCAAAAATATTATAGTATTCATATCGAAAAAACATCTTCTCATAAAAAAAAATATTTAGTAACTAAATCTAGTTATTCTTACCATAAACAAAAACATCTTACACAGGATAGTAATGAAAATAAAGACAAGATTAAATGTAAGCTTTTAATAAAAATACCTACTTTAGGTAGAGAGAGTAAACTATTGCGAACACTAGAATCTTTTCAGACCAACGCATATAGTATAGAAGATATAGCATTTTGTATATCTGGTAATACAAATGATACAACAATAAACAATAAAAGCACAATAAATAAAATTCTTTCATTTCCAAATGTTCATATTTTTTTCGATAACCACCAGACCAAAATAGAAGCATATAATGCGGACATTAATCGATTCGATTTCGATATAGTAGTAGCTGCTTCAGATGACATGATAGTTACAGAAAAACATTACGATAGAATTATCGCACAAAGTATGAATAAATATTTTACAGATTTAGACGGGGTTCTTTGGTTCGACACAGGAGACAACGAAAAAACAGACACTTTGAGTATAGTCGGTAAAAAATACTATGAAAGATTTAACTACATATATCATACTAGTTATCAGGGGTATTTTTGTGATGATGAATTTACTCAAATAGCCTATAAATTAGGAAAGATTATTAGGATTAATAAACAGATTATACGGCACGATATCGCTCAGCATTTAGACATGTCTGATGACAATACGTATTTAAAAAGTTTAGTTTTTGGAGCTAGCGATAAAGCTATGTATAAAATCAGAAAAAAAATGCAATTTAATATTCCTGGCGCTAATACTCTAGAATACGCATCTTTGCCAGATATTTTTTTTGACGATAAAAGAAACAAGAATGAAACACGCTGGCCAATATATTTTACAAAATACGATGATCCTATTAGTGTCCCAGAGCTTTATATTCTAGAAAAAATGGATATAGATATTGCTAATATGACAGCAGAAGAATTTTTAAAATTTGCCCCTAATTATTTTAGAGATTTTAGACTATTGATTCCACCTATTATTCATCAGATTTGGTTTGGGGAAATTTCTTCAGAAATTAAAATGATGATGGAGACTTTTTCCAAAGAATATACAAATAAGTATCCCGGCTGGAGATATATTTTATGGACAGAAGAAAAACTTAATAATTTAGATATGATCAATAAAGACCTTTTTATGAAAGAAAAGAAATATGACGCTAAATCAGATATTGCTAGACTAGAAATTTTAAATAGGTTTGGCGGTTGGTACTTGGATTCTGACTTTGTTTGGCTAGGAGACAAGCCTCTGTCTTCATTAATATCTGTAGTTAAAAATGGCTTTATTATATCTTATGAAAAAAATGGAACAAAAACAGGGAGCAGATTTCTAGACAAAGATACTACTAGAGTGGCGAATGGGTTTTTAGGATCTACAATTAGCAATCCTATTATAGCATTTATTATTGGTCAAATGAGAGAGTCTTATGGAGTCAATCAAAATGAGGGTGCGGTTATTTGTAGTGGACCTGATTTTGTTCAGTCGTGTTTAGATAGTATTTCTGGTATAGATATCAGCATCTTAGATCATAAGCATTTCTTTCCAGCCTGGTGGTGCCTAGACAAACAGAGAAATACCAGCTATGATGAACATATACAGAACACAAGTATAAGCATCGCAGAGCTAGGTAAAAAATATCCAAGCTCCATAGCCTATCATATGGGATTTACATCAAAAAATGAATATAGTCACGGTAATGAACTATGATTGGAATAATAAGAATAATGTGGCATTATGCTACCTGTGGATTAAACAGGCCGAGCTTTGGCTTAAAGAAACAGATACTTGTATTATCTTTTCTAGGGATCTTCTACCTAAAATATTGCTAGACAAAATGAGATCTTCAAAAACTTGTAAATTTAAAAATACCATACATAATGGTTTTGATCAAAAAATTAATTTTCCTGCTGGATCCTTCAAGTCTCGTGGAACAAATTTCACCTATAAATTTTTTGTTATTTGCTCTATTTCTTTTCCTTTTATTTTCATAGATGCTGATGCTATTATAGTGTCCGACATCAATAAAATAAGAGAGGTTCATAATAATCAGTCGAAACCCATTATTTGCATAGATCATGAACAAGATGAACAAATTAAAACAGCAAACTATCCACCATTCATTAATTCTGGTGTTATGTTGATTAATGACCCGCAAAAAGAAATTATTAACTGGAATAAAATATATGACTATGGTATTAGACACAGATTTATGTTTTATTTTAAGGGTTCAAAACAAATCATTCCAGGAACAGATCAGGCTATATTAAAATCTTACCTAGATTTTATACAGTATGACTATAGGCACGAAGAAATAGATAGCTCATATAATCCCTGTTCTTTTGGTGTTGAATTCTCTAAAAATAATAATGGCGTATGGGAAGCATATAAAAATAATGAACCCATGCACATAGTTCACTATTGGCATAACCACAAACCATGGAGTAATATACAGTGTCCAATGTTTCAAGAGGTAAGAAATGACAAAATGTTCAATAGTTATACTATCATGGAATAGGCCTAAAAATATAAATAGCATAATCGAAAAATATAATAACTATTCTATAGTTGAAGAAATTATAGTATGGAACAATAATAGTTTATTTTTGATTAATAGCAATTTGCCTAAGGTTAAAACCATAAACACAAATAAAGATCTAGGACTAAACTCAAGATTTAGTGCTGCCCTACTGTGTAAAAATAGATGCGTAGTTGTTCATGATGATGACCTGATTCTCTCTGAACTAAATATCAAAGGATTAGTAGATGCTTTCACTTCTGATTATTGTAGAGTATATACTTATGAGGGTAGAAATTTAGTCAATAATTTATATACCAATATTCCTGGTCCGGGCAGAATAGAAAAAGTTTCATCTCCTACTGAAGTTGATATATGTTTAACTAGAGCTACGTGTTTTGACAAAAATTTAGCAGCAGAGTATCTTCGACTATCCGACATCGTATTCTACGATACCGACATATGTTTAAACGCAGAAGACATACTATTAAGTTATATTTCAACAAACTATTTTGGTAAAAAACCACTAGTAATACCAATTCCAGATATAAACGGATATGAGGAGCTTCCAGCAGAAGCAGATACAAAAATTTCTACTAGGCCAAATTTTATTAGTGAGAGAAATAAAACTATCAATAGGTGTCAAATAATACTACCCGAACCTACTTATGAAAATAAACCAAACACAATATTTGGACCGGGGGCATATCCGAATGGATACTACGAAGAATCAATCTGCTATAATAGCACGTATTCAAAAATTTTAGTTAAAGATAGCAGTGGTATAAGATATCTGTCTATAGATAATGATCCATCCTACGATTATTCTTGTGCCACTATTCTACTTACGAAGCCTGTGAATATTTTAAAGAATTTACTCCTAACACTATTTTTTAAAAACAATAGCGTCCCTGTAGAAGTTAAATTCTCTTTCACTCTGAATAATCATGACTATGAATCAAACAGAATTCTATTGCAACAAATAAGTGTAAATTATGTTGAGCAATACGAAATCTCTCCCGAGGATATAGTTGCGGGTTTAGTGTCAGAACAAACAGACTTTTCAGATTTTATGCTATCCGAAATAAAACTGATTATTCATAATAACAAAAAAAAATGTGAGTTATGCATCGCTGATCTATCTTATGATAATAAAGGAGAAATTTAATGTACGAAGATCTAAAAAACTTATTAGAACACTATGAGCCCACAAACAATTTGGAGCAGGATACAAAAATTAAACAAATGCTTTCTTTGTGTTTTCAGACTATAATGAGACTAGACACGCAGAACGGCGAATTAGTAGAAAAGATATTAAAGATCGAAAAAGTAGAATCAACTCTATTAAATGAAATCGAAAGTATCAAAAATAAAACCTCAGATTTTCTTGGTAGCTGGGTTCGTTATAATTGGTAGTCTTATGACACAAACTATCAATATTTTTCAGGTTATTAAAAATAGATCAAAAATAATAACTCCAAATGGAAATTTGCTGTATTTATATCCTAATTGTATAGACTCTATTCTGAATAGTATAGAAGGGTCTAAGATTAGATATAAAATTACTATTTGTGACTTTGAATCTAATGACTTCCCTTTAGAAGACTGGCTACCACAAAAACTAAAAGGCGTATTGGATTATGAAATTATTAAAATATCTCGCAAATTTTTTGATAAGGGTATTGGATTAAATATATCTAGGAGTATTTTTAATCATGAGGATTTTATATTTTATCTAGATGCCGACAATCAAATAACCAAGAACGCAATAAATAGAATAGAGCACAGGCTTGAACAATCATGTGATTCGGTTGGTTTTTTAGCGCCTATCTACATAGAAGAAGACGGAAGTAAAATTCGTAGAGTTGACAGCGTTGGTAATCTATGGATAAGAAACAAAGACTTATTAAGTATACCTCCGTGGATTAATATGAACTGTTGGGGAGGAGAAGACACAATCTTTTTGTATAACTGCTTAAAGTCCAAACTAAGGGTTTATCGTGAGACCGATGTGGATATCTATCATCAATGGCACCCAGCAGAATTAAGGAACAAGTATTACAAAGGAGGACTTCCTCCTAAAGATGATTATTCCCAAGCAATTAGGGACTATTATAAAACAGGTGTTCTAAGAGAGATTACTAAATGAAAGTTACTATTCAAGCAATGAGGGGATCCGCAGAGAATACTTTTTTCCCTTATGTAGATTGGATGTATCGTATACTTTTCAAAGAACTAGAGTCCAAACTTGGATGGAAAATTACACTCAACTCAAGACCATGCGTCAAAGAACAGTTTGGAAATCCACATGGGCAACATCATACTATTCTAAGAATAGAAGGATGTAAACCAATTGTAATAGATGAAAGAGAGGTTTCTTATATTACTCCAGTCATCAATGACTTTGATGCTTGGTTTATTGTCAAATATGCATATAGAGACAAAGAAGGCTTTTATAATAATAGAGGTATTGGGATTGAAAATGATGAACAAAGTAAAAACCTTGGAGGATGTAGACATAAGGTTGTACCATGGGTCGGTCATGCTTGGGAATATGGAAGATGGAAAACCAAACCATGTGAAACTTGGGTTTCCAATTTTGATAAAGACATAAATCTAATATTTACTGGTACAGACCGAAGGAATAGAGATACTGAGATTTTAAGATCTAGTATATGCAGGACCATAGAAAAATATCTACCACCAATGTCCTATCTAGGACTACACACCGTTCCGTTTAGCATAACAAATGGGATAGATAATGTGTATTCTAATATTATCATTAAAAGCCTATACGAAGATTATCAAAATAAGCTTTCTAGGACTAGGATTGGATTAAGCCTGCCCGGACTTGGCCTTGCCTGTTACAGAGAATACGAATATTTTGCCCAATGTATTCCATGTATAGCTCCCGAGTTTGAAGTCAGGTACGCGGACCCATTGATTCCAGATTATCATTACGTGGCATTTGATTTAGAAAAACCAGAATCTTTTAAAGAAGCATATGACAAATTACAATCTAAAGATTTTTATGACTTCGTTTCTTTTAATGCCTGGAATTGGTGGAGAAAGAATTCTAATCCCAAAAATAAACAAGGAATGCTAGATTCATTTTTATCTGCACTAGGACAATGTGATTCTTTTAAAGAAAAATTTCCAAACTATTATTTAACAGGTTTTAGATGATCGGATTGGTGAATTATGAAAAACTTATTGATTGGTTATTTTTATAATGTAAAGTCTATTGAAGGAATCAAGGTGTTTATAAAGAGCGCTTATTCTTTAAAAAACAAAAGCTTCGATACTGTTTTGCTAGACGCTTCTGACGATGGTTCTGGAGAGGAGATAACAGAATTTGCAAAAAAAAACGATGTTTCAATTGTCAAAATCAACAAACAAATTGATAGTCTTTATATAGATAGATTTCAAGCATATAAAGAATACCTTAGTCAAACCACGTATCAGCATATAATACTGAGTGATTGCACAGATGTTTATTTACAAAAAGATCCTTTCTTAGACTTAGAAACCTATCAATCGGGGTTGGTTTTATCTTCTGAAAATGCTCTAATTAAAGATATACGGTGGAATTATGACATTATTAAAAACGTATATAATTATCAAATAGCTGATCAGTTTTTAGAAAAAATGGTAATCAATAGTGGCATAATTTCAGGAGACCAAGCTTCTTTAGATGCTATTTGTGATCTCATTGTTTCCGAGCACAATAAAACACGGCGCTGTTTTACCGGATCAGACCAAGGAATATTAATGAAAATAATCTATTCTAAACAGTATCCTTATAGCTATCAATTTGCTTCTAGTAATTTTAGTTTAATGTTAGCTGCTGGTTTTGGTTTTTTTGATAAACTCATCAATAGTCACGGAATTAATATTGACGGGATCAAAATCACAGACAACCTTAATAGGGTGTATTCGATAGTTCATCAATACAATAGAAAAGAAAGTTTTAACAATAAAGTAATCCAATATTTCTCAACATAAGCAGAAAAACATGGGTTTCTAATCTACAAATATGAGAAAAATATCATCTCCAGACGAAGTTAAAAACAAAGTTAAAAAAACAAAACAAAACAAAATATAAAAAGGGGGACAATTGAACATTCACAAAAATGGATTTTGGTTAGATATGAATTCAGACGGCCATTACTTCGACATAAACCTTAATTCTGAGATGATTAAGTTTTTAAGAGAGGAAAAAATAAATTCTATAATAGACCTTGGTTGTGGTAACGGAAGCTATTCCAAAGAATTTAAAAAAGAAGGTTTTTCATGCGATTGTTACGACGGAAACCCCAACACAAAAGAGCTTACCGGAGGGCTCTGCTCAGAGATCAACCTTGCGGAAGAAATCGATTTAAATAAAAAATATGATTGTGTCGTTTCTTTAGAGGTCGGAGAACATATCCCAAAAGAATTTGAATCTATATTTATAGATAATATAATAAAACACTCAAAAGGACTGATAATTTTATCTTGGGCTGTGGTGGGGCAAGGAGGAAGAGGTCATGTAAACGAAAGAGATAATGACTACATAGAAAAAACTTTTTTAGACAAAGGATGGAAAAGAAATAAAGAAAAAGAAAAAGAATTAAGAGAGAAAAGTAGCTTAAGTTGGTTCAAAAAGACTATAATGGTTTACGAAATATAAAAAGATCTCACAAAAAACCTTTTAAAATAACGCAAGGAAAAAATGGAACATTTTTATCAAAAAGTTGATGGGTGGTTCAACATGGAAAAACAATATCTAGAATTACTCAGCCATTGCCCGGATGGTGGAACTCTCGTTGAACTAGGGGCGTGGAAAGGGAAAAGCACATGCTTCATAGCAACAGAAATTATAAAACAAAAAAGAAACCTAAAGTTTTATACGATAGACACGTTTGAAGGAACTTCGGAACTATCAGATATTGCCGAGACGAGTGTTTACAACAAACAAGATAAGAACATACTAGACCAATTTATTAAAAATACGACCCCAGTAAAAGATAACTTGAACTACATAATATCAAAAAGCCATGAAGCTGCCAAAGAATTTGACGACTTCTCGGTCGATTCTATATTCATAGACGCAGGACATTCCTACGAATCAGTAAAAAAAGATATAGAATGTTGGTATCCAAAAATGAAAAAAAATAGCATAATTTCCGGCCATGATTACACAGAAGGTTGGCCAGGAGTAATGAAAGCCGTAAATGAATTTTTTGGAAAACCGGATAAGGTAGAAAATAGTTGCTGGTTTAAATACTTGTAGCAAAAAAATACCTTCTAGAACACAACTATAGTAATTTATGCTCGATAATAAACTTAACAAGGTGAGAAAAAAATGAGCACTTTTAGCCAAGTTCCAAGTATCATAGGAGCTAATCAATTAGAAATAACAAAAAAAAATCCATTGTCATATGCTCCCATTTCAAACTTATCTGTTGTGGTTGGTTTGAAAAACAGGTCCAGAGTTTTACAAACTTCCATAAATTCTTGGCTAATGAAACCAGAAATTAAAGAAATAGTAATAGTCGATTGTTCTTCTTCTGATTTTAATTCAAAATACTTTGAATCTTTAGATAAACGAATCATAATTATAAGATCGCATGATGAAGAATACTTTAATCAGTCTAAAGTTTATAATATTGGAATTGAAAATTGTATTTATGAAAATATTCTAAAATTAGATGTCGATTACATCTTGAATCCTTATATTGATTTGTGCGATTGGCTAAGTTTTGATTTGGAATCTGAGTTTTTTACCGGGCATTGGGGAGATGGATCGTTGGACAATTCCTTGGGGTTCTTGAAATATTTAAATGGATTTTTGTGTGCAAAAAAAGAACACATAATTAATGCCGGATTATACCAAGGAAATCAGCATGGTTATGGTTATGATGATTGTGATTTATACTCAAGACTAGAGAAATTAGGATTAAATAGACAACGACTTAAATTTGATAAAAATTTTGTACCAATTTTTCATATCCCACATGGCGACTACTTTAGGACAGAAAACTACAAAGAAAAAGATTTGTCTGTATCTTGGGAAAAAAACATGCATGAAAAAAGATCTCGCTAATCTGAAAGAATTTTCAGAAGAATGTCCACAGAAAGTCTTTGAAATTATAAAAAAACTTTTATCATGAAAATATTATTTACACAATGGTTTAAAGCCACGCCCGAAGTTTTAACATACAATCTGTATTGCTTGTATAGAAACCTTTCTAATGAAAGAATAGACAAACTAGTTCTATTTGTTGACAATTGTGAGTTCAGTAATATTTTCAATGAAAAGCTGATTGTTGTTCCAATACAAATAAGACTTTCCTATAAAATGTGGATGGACTATGCCGATAAAGAATATCCAGAAGACATAAAAATACTATCTAATTCTGATGTTTATTTTGATGAATCATTATCTTTTTTGGATCAAATAAATGAGTGGGAAAATAGATTATACGTATTAACAAGAAAAGATTTGACAAAAGATGGGAATATAATTCCCTCCTCTTTAGTGTATAATCCAAATAACACAGAGCAAACCAGCCCTCAGCATTGTCAAGACGCTTGGATATACAAAAACAAACTAGGGGGAGATTTCAATTATAATCTTGGAGTAATGCATTGCGAAAATAGTTTCAGAATAAGCGCTCAAGAATTTGGAATAGAAGTATTTAGTCTTTTTGATAATGTTGAATTGATACATGTTGACTGGAGAGGTTCAAAAATATACAGTCAAGAACAATATATAATTTATAAAGAACGCCCAAACTTGCCATATATAGAAAAATGAAGAGACAATTAATATCAGTAATAGGAGTGGAAATTGTAGACATAGATCTATTTTATCATTTCATAAACTATTATAACCCATATGTTGACGAATTTTCTTTAGTGTTTAATTATAAAAATAAAGATATATTAGATTCTTTTTATGAAATGGTACCACAAAATAAAAGGAATATACAATTTTGGGATAAAAAATTTACTGAGGATGCCAAAACAAAATATATAAATGAATTAATTAGTTTTGATGATAGAGTCAGCTTAATAGCAGATCACGATGAATTCATTGAGTTTAATGAAGAGTTTTTTGATTGTCCAAAAAATAAATGTAATGTTGGCGAATTGGTACAAAGATTTAATGTAGTGAACGATAAAGTGGTTCTATCTAAAGTAGAAAGAGATAAGAGCCTATTTGATCAATTCAAATATTCAAGCACAACAGATATACCTGATGGTCACATAAATACTTTCCGAGCATCAGCAAAAGTTTGTTATGTTCATGATATGCGCGTTTCTGATGGACATCATTGTCTTGAAGGATGGGTGGGACCAACAGTAGAACAGATTCACACTAAAATAAATGTTTATCATTTCAAATACGATAGCTATTTCCCAAAAGTTGTAAAAAATATTCTTGATGTATATCCGACTTTCGATGAAATTATAACCCTAGATAAGTTGATTTGACAAATGACCAAAACAGTATACACATATTATGAGCCTCTGGGGATGGGTAGAAATTACGCAGAAGAAGATCTAATTAAAATTTGTGCAGAATCTTGGGAGAAAAATGGTTGGAAACTTGTAGTTTTAAATTATGAATTAGCCAAATCGCATGATTTTTATTCAAGCTATTCTGAAGTTATTAAACAATTGCCTTCTGTTAATCCAGCCTTCTATGATTATCACTGCTATATTAGATGGCTAGCTATGTCTAAAATTGGCGGCGGTATAATGATAGATTACGATGTTGCTAATCTGAGTTTAACAGACGATTCTATTTTTCAACAAAAAATTATTACAGGATTTCAAGGACACGTTCCATGTGTTGTTTCAGGAACAGCGGAACAATATCTCGGGGTGTGCAAAATTTTCTGCGAATTAAGAGACAATGAAAAATGCATAGACAATAATTATAAAAAACCGCACACATCAGACATGATGATGATAGCCAGAGGATTTAAAGAAGATCAATTTAATAAAATTAATTATGTTGTTGATTACCCAAAAACGGCTCCACTTGTTCATTGTCCTCAAGATGCGTGCTTAAAAAACAAAAGGACCAAACTTGAAGCTATGAGAGAGATTCTTAAACTATGAAAATATTATTCACACAATGGTTCAAAACCACGCCCGAAGTTCTATCCTACAATCTTTACTGTTTGTATCAAAACCTTTCTAATGAAAGATTTGAACATATAGATTTGATACATGTTGATTGGAGACAAGAGAAGAAGTATACTCAAAGCGCCTATCATTCTTGGCAAGATATAACCTAAACTATAGTATAAAGAAAGGAGAAACTTATGATATGTGTTTTTACCCAAACCCATGGCGACAAAAGATCAAAGCTTTATGATTGGAAGGCTAGAGATGAGAACCTTAACTTTTTCATCAGCCAATTTGATCACTCCATAATGTCATTTCATAATTCTCCTGATGAGTATAGAAAAGAAATATTAAAAAAATACAATGTTTTCAAAGAGATAAAAATTTTTAATGGAATTTTGTATGCCGAATGTATTAAGAGAATCGTAGACTATGTGAAGGAAAATAACTTCACCAAGTTTATTTTTTTTCACGATGATGTATTTAGTGTCCAGAAAGATCGTGAATTTTATGAGGAATTGGTTGATTTCATCAAGAATTCTTCGCACGATATGATGTGCTTGGAATATGAAGGAAATCCCGAGCAACACAAGGTTCTGGAGAGTAGAAACAACTTCAATGTATTTAACACCACCAACCACGATCTGGTGAAGTCCGATCCTAAGATATGGCATTTTGATGACGCCGCGTTCGTTGCAAATGTCAAATTCTTAGACACGATCTATAGCAAGGAATTCTTCGCAGCAGACGACCGAAAGCCGTGGGTACAAGACGGAGGACACGCAGAGTGCATACTGAGAAGCCAGATGCAACAAAAGGTCATACCTAGATATGTGCTTGACAAAAAGAGTTTAGTCAGGTGCAACCTAGTTGGTCCCTCAAGCAATAAGACGACCGAAAAGTGGTTAATAAAGAGATTTAAGGAGGAGGATTGAAATGATAAAAAACGAAACCAATTGGTTCAATTATGCTAATTTTTACGAGTTTATAGCAGAGCAAAATTTTAAAACTTTTGTTGAAGTTGGCGTATTTTTTGGCTTGTCAATTAGTTTTTTAGCCCAAAAAGTCAAAAGCAAAGATGGCGTAAAAATATACGGAGTTGATTTATTTGAAACTTGGGCGGGAAAAGAACAAATTGAATATTTGTATGACATAAAAGGCTTGTCTGACAAAGATAGATTGGAAAAACTTGGTGAATACAAGTATAATTTCGTTGTCAATAGATTAAATGAAGTTGGATGTAATCATTTTGTTGAACTTATAAAAAGCGATAGTTCTGCTGCCGCCTCGTTGTTTGAAAATGAATCATTAGATTTTGTTTTTATAGACGGAAACCACTGGTACGATTATGTAAAAAAAGATATAGAAGCATGGTTGCCCAAAATTAAAAAAGGTGGTATTATTTCTGGACATGACTATCAAGCGGCGGGAGTTTCAACTGCGGTAGGAGAGACCTTTGGCGATTCGGCTAAAGTTTTTAAAGAATCTCGATCCTGCTGGTATGTGGATATCAAATAATGAATATGCAAGTTATCATGTCCGACAATAGAGATGTTGAGTTTGATTTGGAAAAATGCGAATACAACACATTATCTGCAATAATAAATTACGAGTATTCTTGTCTGCACAAATATGACTTCAAGTACTTTAGGCCTTTGATAAAAGGCAAAGTTGAGTTGGCTAATTGTCTATCTCCAACTAAAAAACCCAGACATGCGGCATGGTCTAAAATTCTTTCTTGCATTAAGGCCATAGAAGAAGGTTACAAATACGATTTTGTTGTATATCTGGACTCGGATTGTGTTTTCAGTCATCACGAAACTTCTTTAACTGATTACATTGACCGAAGCAAGAATGTATTGAATAAAAATTTGAACATGAAGTTTGATGTGTTTTTCATGAACAACCAACCATGGCATCGCTTCTTGCCATGCTCCGGTTTTTTTCTGTTTAGGCCCAATTCCAAAGCTCTTGATTTTTTCAAAACTTGGTATCAACAAAATCAAGACGACAAGTATAATCTTAATCATCCATGGGAACAGCACTGCCTACAGAGTTACTTAATCAAAAGTTCTAAATTTGAAGTAATAAACGACTGGATGTTTAATGATCGGAAACAAAATCAATACTTGAGACACATAGGTCGTGGAAATCCGTTAAGAAAAACCTTTTTTAATCAAATTATTAATACATACAATCAGGAAAAAATAGAGTCTAGTCTTGAAGCGCTTAAAGAGCTTGTTGTAGCTTACGATACTACTACTATTAAGTACGATTAATTAGGAACAAAAAATGATTTCTAAAGACGACTACGTCTGCCCAAGCTGTCATAATGATGATAAGCAAAGAATAATCTTCTTAGGTTCAGATTTTTCTTATCAATGCAAACATTGTTTGGCTATTCATGTGTTTGTAGAAAATCTATATTCAAAATTTCAAGATAATTTTAAACATCATGGTTGCGGCTCTTATAGGTGGAAAATTAATCGATATATAGGAACATATTCTCAACAAAATCAGTGGATTGATAATATTAATACTACGGCTAAGGATACTCATGAAATTAATCAATACGCTAACGCTAGGAAAGGTTTTGAAAAAATTATTTTAGGCATAGGTTCTGATTATAATAAAATAAATATTACTAAAGAAAAAATATCTAATAAAAATATTGATGCTAATACTTCTATTTTTATTGCTAATGCCATCAACACTAAACACTTTCAGGATTCTTTCAGGGCGATTGTGAGAATGAAAGAAAGATTACTAGAAGAAAAAGAATCATATAAAATATTAATTATGCAACCTAATATGCATATTTGTAAGAACCCAGTATCAAAACTAGAGGGCATTGATGAAATATGGGTTGTTAATGATTGGAATGATAAAATGGATTGGTATTATATGTTGGGGGAAAACGATAATAATTTGAATGATATAAAAAACCTATCCTATAGTCTAACTCAAGCACTAGACAGTTATAGAGATAATGAAACAGAGGCTGTCTCAAAAAGACCAGGACCGATGAAACAAGGAACCAAACCAATTAAAGACTTATTATACGTCCCAAAAAGAGAGCTAAGAGATAACAAGAATAGATTAATTGATGGCAAGTATTTAGCAATTTTAATTAGAAATGATTATCCGAGCAGAGCTGGACTAGAAACAACATCTCAAATACAAGAAATATGTGAAGCTATTAAGAATCAAGGTTTTAAACCAGTCATCATAGCTTGTGATAATAGAGAAGAAGATATTTGTAAATTATTAACATTAGATGATCCTATAATAATAGCAAAAAACTTAGAAGAACAAGTAATTTTTTATAATGAACATTGCTACGGTCTTATAGGAACGAACTGTTCAGGATGTAATTTACCAGTATTATATAGTATACCAATGTTTATTTTAGCTAAAACAAGATTTTTCCCAGACGACTTTTATTGTATGGGGCGCATATTATCCCCTCATGACTGCAATAAACTATTTAATGGCGACCTTACCAAACCAGATAATGTAAAAGAGATAAGAACAATCACGGACCAGCATACCAGTATTAAGAACCACTTAGTAGAATTTGAGGAGTGGTTGTATTCTTTAGGTAAACAAATTATTAACACATAATGAACAAAAAATTAGCATTCATATATACTTATGGTAGGATAGGATCTACAAGTTTATTTCGTAGCATATCTAATAAAACAGATGCTCATCATTTTCATAATTTCAAACCATATTTTGACAACCATCTGAATACAACAAATAATTATACTAATATAGAACAACTATTATCTTCTCAGGAATCTATCTATATAGTCACGGGGGTACGCGACCCTATAGCCAGAACAATATCTGCTCTTTTTACATGGATCACCAAAGAAGGCAGACTCAATAATTTAACTCAGTATTCTGGAGGAGGTAAGTACTTTTTAGGCCATAATAAAGAAGAAATCAAAAAGCTTGATATTAATTTGATAATACAGAAACTTTTAAACTGTTTGTCTAACGATAATATGTTTGATCAAAAAGACTGTTGGTTCAATAATAATATTCGTAATTTTTTTGATATAGATATATATAATTATTCATTCAATACCAACCAAGGATATATTCTGATTAATCAAGATAAATATAAAACTCTAGTATATAGGCAGGAAAACTTAAGAGATAATCATGAAATGGTTAATTCTTGGTTGAACACAAGCGATATTTTGCTGGTGTCAGAAAATGAATCCAAAACCAAGTGGTACTATGACTTATACAAACAGCTATTAGAAAATATAAAATTTTCTCAAGAAATCTTGGATAAAGTATATGATAATAAAAAAATTCGTCATTTTTATAGCGATACAGAAATATCTAACTTTTATAAGTATTATCTTTCATGAAAGAACCTAAAGAACCCACTAACGAATGGCGGCTGTCTTCTGATTATGATGAAGCAATTCATCTTAACGGTGGATATACTCTAGCTCTTGGATATTGCTATCTTAATAGACTAGAATATCTTTTTAAACAGAATAATAGAAGGCTATTCCAGTTCAGAACCAAGTGGGGCTGGTGTGGTGTGAATTTTTTATTCTCTGCTATGCGGCCCGATAATATACTGATTATTAACTCTTGGGCTAATTCTGCTATGGTTGCTAAGTCTCATACTACGCTATTTTATGTTTGGTCAGCTATTTTAAGAAACATATTAGAGGTCAGAGGACCAGATAATAAGCCGATACCAACTATGATCATTGATATGCCAGCAGCTATCCATAGACATCTAAACTTAGAGGACAGCACAATAGATAAAACCAAATTCCTACAAAATAGAGAAAAATATAAAGCTAAAATTATTGATCCAATTATATCTGATAATCCTAGTCATATTAGATATATTGATCTTCTCGACTATTTTTCGGCAGAGTGGGAGATGATAATAGAAAATCAAAAAAATGAGCATAATAGATCTCCTTGGCATATATCTGATCAGGTATTAGACACCATCTTTAGTCACTTTTTACAATTTACCAATAATGCCGAACACTATTCTCACATGAATCTGATCAAAGACTTAAAACAACTAAAATTATGAAAACCAAAATAGCAGATCAAAACTATAGCAAGCCTATACCCACAGCTGTAGATGGTAATAATCTATTAATAGATAAATTAAAATCTGATAAAATATTTTTCGCTGGTAGATCTGGTGGAACAGAGTGTGAGATCGTTCAAAAAATTTATAGATATAAAGAAAAAGTTCCACACCACGTTAGAGAGAGAGCATTTAAAGTAGCAGGAATATATCCTTTAACAGATGATAATTACCAAAAATTTGTAGATACATATATAAGAGGAATTAGAACTCTTGACGTTGTTGGAGTTTGGGGTGTTATTGGTTACGATTGGTTAGTAGATACCTTTTGTCCAGAAGCAGATTATATTAGATTAACTAGTCTAGAGCCTTATTATTTCCCAGATAATCCATGGAGTGCTTTTTTACAGGACAAGAAAATTCTAGTTATTCATCCATTTGTTAATAGCATACAAAATAATTTTCTTAAAAGAGAACATCTTTTTAGAGAGACAAAAATTTTACCAAATTTCTATCTTACAACCTTAAAAGCCGACCAAAATTATGGTAAACAAGCTGATTGGTTTGAGAGCTTAGATAAAATGAAGAATGAAATACTAAATATAGATTTTGATATAGCGATTATTGGGTGTGGCGCTTTTGGGTTGCCTTTAGGATCTTTTATTAAGGAAGTAGTTAAAAAAACAGCGATTCATTTAGGAGGTCCAGTTCAGATATTATTTGGTGTTATGGGCAGGAGATGGGAAACCAACAGCGGTATTATGAGGTTCCACAACGAATACTGGACACGACCTTTGCCCGAAGAAACTCCGGAATCTTATATGTCTGTAGAAAAAGGATGTTACTGGTAATGTCTAGTATAGACTATTTTATAGTTTGTCATAGTCAAGAATCTATTATTGAATTTTTGGATACAAAAAAATTTAATACGCTACCTAATTATCGTTTTCTATTTGTTGGTAACAGAGAAACTAATCAACTTAAACCACTATCTAACGTAATTGTCTGTAATAAATTACCAAAAAATATAGAAGAATGTGCCAATCTATGTAGCTTTACAGCATGGTACGCTATTTCTAAAAATAAACTATACAATTCTAATCATTTATGTTTATTAGAATATGATATCGAGTATTCTCAAGAACTACATAATAAAAATACATTTGCTATTTCCAATGAAACCAAACCATCTATTTATGGATATTCTATAGCTCCTGTTAACCATCGTGTGTTCTATAGAAGCACACCAATACTAGAACTAGCAATTCATAAAACATATAATATTGATCTATTAAATTTTATAAATAATTATGGATCTCAAGAAAAATACTGGCTCACCACCACAAACATGATGATGCATCAAAATACTCTGCGCTCATTTGTAGACTGGTATATGCCGATGATAGAACAATTTAAATATGAACCTATGAGCGCGTATGTTCATGAAAGAGCTATACATATATTTTTTTTACTTAAGAATATTCAGCTTAACTATATAAAAAATGCTATTAAACATCACCAAAAATGTTCACACAGCATAGAAGATGTTTATGGATATTTTTTGAAAAACAAACAAGAAAAATACCTGATCTCCTCGGATATGCCAGAATACGATCTATTGTACACAAACATACTATGCGAGCTTGACAAAAAGTACAACTCCAGTATGATAGACCATGTAAACTCAAAGGAAACAGGATCAAAATGAGACCATCTTGGACGGATTATTTTTTGGGATTGTCTAAAGTTGTTTCTCAACGAAGTCATGATATACATACTCAACATGGGTGCGTAATAACAGACAATCATAATAGAATTTTGGGAGTAGGATACAATGGATTTGCCAGAGGGCTAGATGACTCATTATTACCTAAAACCAGACCAGAAAAATATCATTGGATGATCCATGCTGAACGTAATGCTTTATCAAATTGTGTTGTTCGTCCAGATAATGGAATCGCTTATGTCTCAGGCCAATGCTGTAATGACTGTATAATGGCCTTATGGCAAGAAGGAATTACCAAAGTAATTATGTCAAATGATCATGGTACAAAGTTGTTTGATGCTGAAGCTTCAGAAAAATTTGACTTATTTGTTAAAATGAGTGGAATTTCTGTGGAAAAAATTTCTCCAGATCTTTCTTGGCTGAAACAGCTTTGTGGTGTATCTTGATTACAAGAACATGTTTTTACATATTATATATACTGTATTTTTATCATTCTTTTACTGGTGACACAAATATGATCAATCATCATTTTGAAGTTGCCACTCTCACTGGACTACTAGTACTAATTAATAGGAGATAATATGTCGGCTCTTCAAGAATTGCAGAATTATACATTTGTTAGCAAATATGCTCGTTGGTTAGAAAATCAAAATCGTCGTGAAACATGGAAAGAAGCAGTTGAACGTGTTAAAAATATGATGCATACAAAGTATGCTGATAAAGATATTGCCGACGAAATTAATTGGGCATATGATGCGATGTATAAGAAGAAGGTTCTTGGGAGTCAAAGAGCACTTCAATTTGGAGGAGATCCAATACTAAAGAGACATGCCAAAATATATAATTGTACTAGCTCTTATTGTGATAGATTAAGATTTTTCCAAGAGTGTTTTTGGCTATTGCTATGCGGTAGTGGAACAGGATTTAGCGTACAAAAGCATCATGTTGCAAAACTACCGTCTCTCGAACACAATGTGGAAGAAGGTATTTGTACAAAATATGTTATAGACGATTCTATAGAGGGTTGGTCAGATGCGCTCGGGGTTTTACTAAGTTCATATTTCAGTAAGCCAGTAGAAGAATTTAAACAATACAAAAATTGTCATATAGCATTTGATTATTCTAATATTCGCCCAAAGGGTTCTTCATTAGCTTCTGGAGTAGGCAAAGCTCCTGGATACGAACCACTAGCAAATGGTCTAGAAAAAATCAGAGCTTTATTAGATCGTTGTGTGGCTGGTGGTCAAAAGAAATTACGTCCAATCGATGCTTATGATATTGTTATGCATAGTAGTGATGCTGTGCTGTCTGGTGGTGTTCGTAGAAGTGCTTCTTTAGCATTGTTTAGTCATGATGATGAAGAAATGGCCAAGGCTAAAACAGGCAATTGGTATCTTGATAATCCACAGAGAGCACGAAGTAATAACTCGGCATTGCTACTAAAGCAAGAAACAACTTTTAATGAATTTAATACCCTTATGCAATCTGTGAAGGAATTTGGTGAGCCTGGATTTATTTGGAGCGAATCAACAGAAATGATCTTCAATCCATGTGTAGAGATTGGTATGTGGCCTGTTGATGAAGAAACACAAAAGAGCGGATGGCAGGGATGTAATCTGTCAACAATTAATTGTTCGAGTGTGATGGACGAAGAAGATTTTTATGAAAGATGTAGAGCAGCAGCAATAATAGGTACTCTACAGGCTGGCTTTACAACACTAGCATATCTAGGAGACATTAGTCAACGTATTTTTGAGAGAGAGGCTTTATTAGGAGTTTCTCTTACCGGAACCATGGAAAAACATGACCTAGTATTATCTGAAAAGGTATTGACAAAGGGAGCAAAAATTGCTGTTGAGACAAATAAGAAAATTGCTCAGAAAATCAATATTAACCAAGCAGCAAGAGTCACCTGTTTAAAGCCAGAAGGAACGTCTTCAAGTATGCTAGGAACATCGTCAGGTATACATCCTCATCACGCTAAACGATACATACGCCATGTACAGGCCAATGTTTTAGAAGCCCCATACCAACACTTTAAGAAACTAAACCCACAGGCTTGTGAGAAATCTTCGTGGTCAGCAAACAATACTGATGAAGTTGTTAAGTTTCCAATTGAAGTTCCAGATGGTGCCAAGCTTAAGAATCAGTTACCAGCAGTAGAAATGTTGTCTATTGTAAAGGATACCCAGAAGAATTGGGTTCATTCTGGTAAAAATAGAGCATTATGCACACAGGAATATTTAAGTCATAACGTTAGCAACACAGTAACTGTTAAGCCTGATGAATGGGATGACGTTACCAAATATATTTATGATAATCGTAAGTATTTTGCTGGTATTAGTCTTATTCCTCAAAGTGGAGATAAAGACTATCCACAAGCTCCATTTACAACAGTTTATACTAGTCGTGAAATTGTTAAAGAATATGGAGACGCAGCACTATGGTGCTCTGGATTGATTGAATTAGGACTAAATAGCTTTAATAATAACTTATGGGCAGCATGTGATTATATATCCATGAACCAATACAAAGACGGTGATTCAGAAGATAAACTATTATTTGCCACAAAAATGAAAAACTTTGCTGGTAAATATTTTAATGCAGATGTTAGACGGTTAACATACTGTATGAAAGATGTTTATAATTGGAAAATCTATTGCGATCTTTTCGAAAGCTTTAAGAAGGTTGATTATACGCAACTGGCTGAGACTGAAGACAATACCGTAGGAATAGAGGAAATTAGTTGCGCTGGCGGCGCCTGTCTAATTTAACTACTATTCGTAAAGGGTAACACTTGAGAAAAAATAATAAAAACGTAAAGAAAAAAGCAAAGCTTATAGACGCTACTCATGATTTGGTTGTACCTCAGCTTTATAGAAACAGACTAAGACCTCGCAGTGAAAATCAAAAACAGTATATTAGAAATATAGCAGAAAACACTATTTCATTTTGCCAAGGTGCTGCCGGAAGTGGTAAGACGCATATAGCTGTTGGAATGGCATTAGAATATTTGTTAGAAGAGAAAGTTAAGAAAATAATTATCACCAGACCCGTGGTAGAATCTGGTGAAAAAATAGGATATCTACCAGGAACAGCAGAAGAAAAATTACATCCATATTTATTACCACTACTAGATGAAGTGCACCACTTTATCTCTGGTGGTCAATATGCTGGTTTAAAGACAAACAATAAAATCGAAATTGTTCCATTGGGACTCATGAGAGGTAGGAATTTTCACGATTGTTTTATTGTTGCCGATGAGTGTCAGAATGCTTCTTATGATCAGCTTAAAATGTTATTGACAAGAATAGGAAATAATAGTAAAATGGTCTTGACAGGAGATATTAGCCAGTCAGACCTACTAAGACATATGCGTGGGGGATTTTTTGAAATGATGACCAGTCTTGAAGGCATAGAGGGTATATCAATAAGTCGTTTAGACTTTTCAGATATAGTTAGAAATCCTATTATATCCAAGATTCTTCAAAGATTAGATAGTTATGAGTCAGACAAAACATAAATGCTTATTATTAAACTCTGATTATACTCCTATGACTATAGTTGATTGGCAAAAAGCTATTATATGGTCTTTGAGGTCATATAATGATCAGAAAAAATATGGGATTGAAATTTTAGATTTTCATAAAGAACAATACGTTATTGGCACAGGAGGAAGAAAATACAAAATTCCTTCTGTTGCCAGAACTATAAGATTTTTTAATCATTACAATAAGCGAATTCATTTTTCTAGACGTAATTTATTTTTAAGAGATGATCATACTTGCCAATATTGTAAAAATCATTTTCATCCTAATCAGTTAACATATGATCATGTTATTCCTAAGTCTCGTTATAAAACCTCTTTACAAAAAAAATGTACTAATTGGACCAATATTGTAACATCTTGTATTACGTGTAACTTTAAAAAGGGCAATAGAACCCCGGAAGAAGCTGGTATGACATTAGCAACAATGCCATGTGAACCAAAATATTCGGATAAATACTTGCCTTGGCACAACGAAGCTCTTAAGATATACCAGACACAAGAACTAGAGACTTGGAAACCGTTCATTAATTTTAAATAGGATAGGATAAATGGCTGAACATATATTTAGAACACAAAATCCAGATACTCAAAGTATGTTTTATTGTCTTTCTGGTCAAGAAGATTTTATCGATAATGAAAATAATCCCAGAGTCAAAGAAGAACAAGACAATAGAGTAACGGCTAAAGCTGTGCAAAATAAAAAACCTAAACACTTTAAAGACTCATCTAATCAATATAGATATTACATTAAAATAAATCCAAATCTAGAAATATATAATCCAATTAATCTACATTCTTCTATTAAAGACAAGAAAAAATTTTCTCATATTAATACTGTATGTAAAAATGACTGGATTTTTAAAGAAGTAGACAAATCAATATTCGATAAATATGTAGCATTCCTGAAACACCAAAATGCTCAAAGTCTTAAGGATCTTGAAAGACAAATCAAATAATTATGCCAACATACACATATAAGTGCGAACAATGTGAAGTAAAATTTGAATTATTTTTTACGATGAACAAATACGATGAACACCCCCTATGTACGTCTTGTAAGTCTAAAAAAACAAACAGATCTTATGAAGACGATATGTCTACAATATCTAGCTCTGTAAAAAAATCAGACAGTGAACTAAAAACGATTGGAGACTTAGCTAATCGTAATAGAGACAAAATGAGCAATGATCATAAGCAATATTTACAAGAAAAGCATAACGAATATAAAGATACGGAATTAGAAAAACAACTTCCCAAGGGTATGAACAGAATAAAAAAGCCCAAAAAGAAAATTAAATGGACATAATATGGTAGAAAAAATAAAGTTACAACCGGAAACACTTGAACAGCTAAAAGATCTAACAGACGCTATTGAACATACAGTAGCAAAAGAATCCTACACAGCATTTCAAGAACTGATAGACTATAATAGTACTACTAAACTTACTAATTCTCCTCATGAAATAGTATTTGATATTACTGCTTCTGTATTTGAAGAAAACACAAAAGGAGAGCTTGTTGGAACAAAAGAAATTTGTACAAAGAAATTTCATATACCAGTTCCTATTGATAAAGAATATGAACTGTTCATGAAAACTTTTTTCACACATCTTGAAAAATGTATATTAGCATCTACCCAAGCAGCATACGAGGATAATAATGGATAGTTTTATATTTCAACAAAAACCAAACAAACAAGAGACAATCGAAACAGAATACTATACTGATCCAGATCAAGAAGACTTTGTAGACATGAGCGGGCTACCAAGAACGAACAATCCAAATAATAAGCATATAGTGGCTAAAAAAATTACTAAATTAGACGCTCAGCCTAAATATTCTATTAAGATAGGAATTAACAATAAATTATTAAATCCTCTGTCTATTTATGGAAAAGATAAAGACTCTTCGTTTTTGGATACTGTATGTAGAGCTAATGATAGATTTATCGATGTAAATCTAAAAGCGTTTGAATTATATCTGAATTTTCTTAGAACAAAAAATTCTTCATGGCTATATAATGCCGAAAGGGAACTAACATAATGTCTCGTATTAATAAAACAACAATTTATGCAATCAAATGGTTAAGTAGTCAGGGACATGATATAGAATCTATAGCTAACGAACTGTCTGTTTCTAAAAAGCAGGTAGAGGCCCACACAGACCTGCCTCAACCAGTTCAGACTAGTCCAGAAGAACCACCCAAAATTACACCTAAAAATCTTATGATAACACAAACAAGTGTTAAGAAAACAAACAACGTTGCTATTATGACTGGTGAAGCATCTATGCTCAGTGACCATATCAAGAAAAATCAAAAAGCAACACCAAAACATCAAACAGGAATTTTCCGACCAAAACAATAATGAGTAATATTTATCCATCTAGGTATTCTAATGGTAAGAAGGTTTCGGCTGCTCAGTATATTACTGAATTAATATGTGAAAATAAAGCAAAGCAAGATAAATTAGATTTACATCATAGATTTTGGTTGAACCCAGAGTGGTCCAAATACTATAGAAATCAAATAGGGACTGCTAATCAACTATTAAAGAAATACAGTCCTAAAGCGATTATCAAAGCTTTACAAGACAACAAAGCACAAAAAATCTATTCTTTGCGAGCACCTCACCTTGTGGCTATTATAGACCAATACCAGTCCATAGTAGACTCTGAAAATACAGAATTTACCAAAGATATAGAACGTAAAGAAGTTAAAACTTACAGAAAAGAACAACCCAAAACTAGTCTACTATCAAAACTAAAGGAACTAGACGATGAGTCTTAAAGAAGATGTTGCTAAAAATTTTGGAAATGAAATTATCTTATCAGGTAATGCTATAGTAGATAGAAAGTCTATTATCATACCCGTAAGCCCATCGTTGGATATGGTTTTAAATGGAGGTATCCCAGAAGGAAGTTTTGTGGTATTCACAGGACAACCCAAATGTGGAAAAACCACGACCTCTCTTTCTTTCGCCGCTACTGCACAAAGGCCCGAGTACAAGGGAGACTTAGCGAAAGATCGTCATGTGTATTACCTAAATATTGAGGGTAGATTAAAAAAGAGAGATCTTGAAGGTATTCCAGGATTAGATCTTAATAGGATTGATGTTATAGGATCTCAACAAGGTAAAATTCTTCATGCAGAAGAATATCTGCAAATTGGAGAAAGAATCATTAATGAAATTCCTGGTTCTATATTAATTATCGACTCATATTCTGCACTATGTACAGAAGCAGAAATTACTAGTGATATGGATAAAATGCAACGCGCAGACGGCGCTAAATTATTAGCAAAGTTTTGTCGTAAGGTAGCAAATGTAATACCTGTTAATAAAAATATTGTAATTGGTATCACTCATCTTATGGGTAATCCAACGGGATATGGGGCAGAATTTAAGGAGAAGTCTGGGCAGGCTATTGCTTATCAGACGGATGTTAAGATAAAGGCTAAGACTTTTAAGCCATGGATTATCGGAACAGATGCTACTCAAATAGGCCAAGAAGTAGAATGGCAAGTTCTATGTTCCGCTCTCGGTCCTCCGGGAGCTTCTATCACTAGTTATATTAGGTATGGTCAAGGTATTGATCAATATACTGAATCGATCATGTTGGCTTGTGATATTGGTCTAATCAATAAGGCCGGAGCTTGGTATACTTTAGACTTTGTTGATGAAGGAACAGAGAAAAAACCAAAGATGCAAGGCACCGAAAAAATCAGGCAGTTTTTGCTTGACAATCCGGAAACATATAGTAAACTCAACGCATCAATCAAGAGTACCATGGGAATCAAATGCTAGTAAAGGACTTGGATGGCATTGCTCACACTTGGAACTTGACAGGAAATATGGCTCATGGAAAGACTACTAATAAGTCCTCTTTGCATATAAGAGCCAGAGCCTTGTTATCTACTCAGTTTCCAACACTACAATTGCTGGAAGAAATTCCAATTATATTGCGTAAGTCTGAGACTTTGTACTTAGATTTTTATATGCCTCTTAATAGAACTTGTGTGGAAGTTCATGGAGAACAACACTATAAATTCGTTGGTCATTATCATAATAATGCTCTAGGCTTCATGAAGCACAAAAAGAGAGATAAAGAAAAACTGGAATGGTGTGAATTAAACGGTATTAAATATATAGAACTACCCTTTAATGAGTCTGATTCAGAATGGCTAAATAGGATTACAGGGAAATGAATACTAAAGAACAAGTTGAAGAATGGGATCGTATATTAGACGAATATGAAAAATCTATTGGTCTAGGAACATATTCTGATATTCATAATTTTACAGAAGAAGAATTAAATTCCTACTTCTCTATGTCACGGGATGTGATAGAAAAATTAACCCCAGAAGATTGTGCACAGATCTCCTTGAGATTAGCCCAATATGCTTTGTTCTTACAAAGAACTATTAATAGAGAAATAGCTAGACATAACTGGGCCGAAGAATCAATTAAGGAATCTATCGCTGACGAAATTAATAACTATAAGGGATATGGGTATATAGAAAAATCTCTTCAGGCTATTAAGCATAACGATAAGGCTAGTGGATTAAATCGTATAAAAAAATATGCAAAACAAAGAATGGACAGATTATCCTATTTAGCGAACAATATTAAAAACTTATCCGATATTATATTAGCAGTACAGAAAACAAAGGTGAAACATGGATCTTAATGACCTAATAAAAAATCCAGATCAAATTAAAAGTCTCATAGAGGTTCTGCAAGCTCTTTTACCAAAAGAGCAAGAAAATACAGAGTCTGTTGTAGCAACAAGTAAAATTAAGAGTAAAAACTCAACTAGATCAACATCCACAATCAAGACACGCGGAGGACAAAAGCGCCGTAAGTCTAACAGTGGTGATGGTCTTAATAAGTTTGAAAGTATGTCTGAATTTGGTATGCATAAAGAGGATTCTGCAATAGATAAAGTTTTGTCTAAAATTCCACCGGTTGCTAGAACAAGAGACGAAGCCGAGCCGGTGAATGTGGTTTGTAGAATATGTGGAAAAAAAGAGAGTGTCAGTCCCTCGTTAATTTTTGATTCAATCTCTCGTTATAAATGTAATACTTGCGCTACACAATCAGGTTAATTTTAAGGTTTATTAAATATGATTTTATGCGATCCTTCGGCAGAAAGAGCCGTATTAAGTGGCATTCTTCAATATGGTGAAGATGCTTTTTTAGACGTTAGTGATCTTATACAAGAGTCTACATTTACAGTAGATAGTAATCAGCTTATTTTTCGGTGTTTAAAAACAATATGTGAAAAGCACCAAAAACCCAACATAGACTTGGCACTAATCTACTCTACTGCACAAGAACTAGAAATTGGACATATTCTCACAAAGAAAGAAGAAGCTTTACATTTAAAGGCTATTAGTGATTTTCCTGTTAATCTAGAAAACATTCGCAAATTTGCTGCAAAAATCAGAAAACTTGAAATTGCTAGACTTCTACATAAGCAACTCAAAACCGCTCAAGATAAAATCTTAGACGTTAATGGTAGCGAAAGTATTTCCTCTATCATAGGTATTGCTGAAGATAGTGTTTTTAATTTTGCTTCTTCTATTAATAATGATAACGATAATGCTCCGTCCTTAATGGGAGAAGGCTTAGAAGAATACATAGAATATCTACAAACCAATACTATTGATCAGGTTGGTATTCCTACTGGCTTTCCGGTTTATGATCAAGCTATCGGAGGAGGATTGAGAAAGGGTACTGTTAATGTTATTGGAGCTAGACCAAAAACTGGTAAAACACTATTGTCTGACAATATGGGTAGAAATATAGCTAAACTAGGTATACCTGTTTTAAACATGGATACCGAAATGAGCAAAAAAGACCATATACATAGACTACTAGCTATGTCATCAGAAATAGAAATAGCTAAAATTGAAACTGGAAAATTCACAGAGTCTCCAGTACATAAAGCAAAAATACTAGAAGCTGTGACAGAACTAAAAAATATGCCTATACATCATAAGGTAATAGCAGGAAAACCTTTTGAAGAACAGCTATCCATTATGAGAAGATGGATAGTTAAAGAAGTAGGATTAAATGACGACGGTACAGCTAAAGATTGTGTTATCTTTTATGACTATCTTAAGCTTATGGATACGGCAGGAATGGATAAAGATCTCAAAGAGTATCAGCTACTAGGCTTTATGATGACAGCACTTCATAACTTTGCTGTAAAGTATCAAGTTCCAATCATGGCTTTTATTCAATTGAATCGAGATGGTATTACTAAAGAAAGTACAGATTCTGCTAGTGGTTCTGATCGTATTATATGGTTGTGTAGCAATTTCAGCATCTTCAAACGAAAGTCTGATGAAGAAATAGCAGAAGACGGGGTTGAGGGAGGTAATAGAAAACTTATTACTTTGATCGCTCGTCACGGAGGAGGTTTGGATGACAATGACTATATCAACTGTAATATGAAGGGCTGGTGCGCTAAAATTACAGAGGGTAAGACTAGACTAGAACTATTGAGTAATAATAAACAACACCAAGATGGATTTATCGTTGATGACGAAAATAATAAAGAAGACATTCCCTTCGTATAATCAGTATCAGTTAAAAGAATTGTCTGATGCTGTTTGTGATGACATAGAAAATTTGTTAATTACTTTGGGTATTGAAGACTATAAGATTCTTGATAAAATGGTTATTATGCCATGCCCCATTCACAGTGGGGATAATGCTTCTGCTTTTAATCTTTATTACCAAGGAGATTCTTATAGAGGAAACTGGAAATGTAGAACACATCAATGTGAGGGTGTTTTTAAATCTTCTATTATTGGTTTTATACGTGGATGTTTATCCAGAATCAAAAAAAACTGGACAAAACCAGGCGATGATATGATATCTTTTAATGAAGCCGTAGAGTATGCTGTACAATTTAGTAATCACAACGTTCGTGCAATATCTACACCTAAAAAAGATCAAGAAAAACATACATTTGTTAATACCGTTAACTATATCACCAAGAATAATACCAAAGCTACCAATCAAATAGCTCGTTCAACAGTGGTGAAGTCTTTACAAATCCCATCGTCTTATTTTCAAACTAGGAACTTTAGCAAGAAGATTCTAACAAAATACGATGTTGGAGAATGTACAACTAGCGGCAGAGAGATGTACAACAGAGCTGTGGTTCCGATCTATGATCAAGACCATAAGCATATGATAGGATGTACTGGGCGAACAATTAATAATGAAAACCCAAAATGGAGACACAGCAAAGGATTTTCTGCTAATGAATCTTTGTATAATTTCTGGTATGCTAAAGAACACATTAAAGCACTCGGTGGAGTAGTTTTGGTGGAAAGCCCTGGTAATGTATGGAGACTTGAAGAAGCAGGAATACACAACTCTGTTGCTATATTTGGTTCTTCGTTGGGAGATAAACAAAAAATGCTTCTTGATATTTCTGGCGCTATGACTATTGTAACCTTAATGGATAACGACGAAGCTGGTAAAAAAGCAGCAGATCAGATTCTACAAAAATGTCAAAGAACGTATAATGTTAAACATATTCAACTCACCGACTATCCAGATGTTGCAGAAATGCCTTTGGAAAAAGTAATAAAAGATATTAAACCATTAATTGAAAGCCATATCAAATGCTAATATTAGGAATATCTGGAAGAAAACAGTCCGGTAAAAGTACTACTGGAAATTTTATATACTCTATCTATATGTCTAATCTTGGCATATCCAATAAAGTATATATCAACGAGTATGGACAAATTATAGTATCTGATTTATTGGGGGATACTAATTATGCTGGAGTATTTGATCCTACCAATCATTATGGTAATAACGACTATATTATTTCCCAAGTGTTTGAAAAATTAGCTCCATATATTAAGATATATAATTTTGCAGATGTCTTGAAGAGGGATATTTGTATGAATATTCTTGGATTAACCTATGATCAATGTTATGGTTCTGATGAAGAAAAAAATGCGCCAACGAACCTTCAATTAGACGGTAAGTGTCTATCAGCCAGAGATATTTTACAATATATAGGAACCGACGTATTTCGTAAAATTAAACCAGACGTTTGGGTGGAAGCTACGATTACTAAAATAAAGAAAGATAAACCAGAGTTAGCTATTATTACAGACTGCAGATTTCCAAATGAAGTAGACATAGTTAAAAATAATAATGGTAAAATTCTGAGACTTTCAAGAGATTTGCATCATTCTGACCACATTAGCGAAACCATCTTAGATCCAGAAAATTATAATTGGACAAATTTTGATTTTGTATTAAATAATGATAATATGTCCATATTAGAACAACTAACAGAAACCAAAAATATTTTAGAGGAGATACTAAAATTATAATCACATACTTTCGAAGTAGTTCATATAATACCCACAGTCTTTGTGAGCAACAATATTTTATTGAATATGTTCTTGGATGGAGAGGTCCGTCTGGTCAAAAGGCCGATAAAGGAACTATTGTCCATAAGGTTTTAGAAATTTTAGCTGTCATTAAAAAAGGACAGCAAGACGGTATGACCGAAATAGACGATGATGTAGTTGGCCATATTGATGTGAATAATTATAATCTGGATACTATCACACAAAAAGTATACAAGCACTACACAGAGAGATCTCCGCATCACAAGTGGGCACCTAAAGACTATAAGGATTGTCATTCCTGGGTTTATAAGGCAATCGAATTAAATAATGGCATGTTTGATCCTAGAAATCGTAATATTTTAATGCCAGAACAACATTTTGATTTTGAAATAAAAAAACCATGGTCTAAATACTCTTATAATCTTACAGACGGTTCTGTATTAGAGGGTAATTTGGCCATGAAAGGTACTATTGATTTAATAACTCTTGTTAATAAAGATACTATCGAGGTAATTGACTGGAAAACAGGTAAAAGATTAGACTGGGCAACGGGACAAGAAAAAACCCAAGAAAAGCTTGAGAACGATCCACAACTAAGAATTTACCACTATGCCATTAAACACTTATATCCTGATATTAAAAACATTATATTCTCTATCTATTTTATTAATGATGGTGGACCTTTTTCTATTTGTTTTCATGATAGCGATATTGCTGAAACAGAAAATATACTTCGTAGAAAATTTGATATAATAAAACAAACTACTAAACCTAAACTTAATAAGTCTTGGATGTGTAGTAAACTGTGTCATTTTGGTAAGACTACTTTTGCTAATACTAGTATCGAACCTGTTATCGAGTATAGAAATGGTCAGTTGTGCTCAAAGGACACGACCATGACAAAGTGCGAACAAATAAAACACGATCTAGACTTATATGGAATCGACGCTACTATAGGGCTATACAAGCACCCGAATCACTCCTTTGGATCATACAAAGCTCCCGGAACATGAAACAATACATCCCTTTGCATGTACATTCTCATTATAGTCTTATGGATGGTCTTAGTAAGCCAGCTCAAATAGCAACTAGATGTGCTAAAATTGGAGTTCAATCTTGTGCTATTACTGATCATGGATCTATTTCTGGAACAGTACAGTTTTATCAAGCACTTAAGAAACAAAAGATAAAACCAATACTAGGTTGTGAGCTATATATTTCTAAAGACAATAGTTCATTAAAAGTCAAAGAAAATAGCAAACTAAGTCACTTTTTAGTTTTGGCTAAAAACTATGCTGGGTGGAAAACCTTGATTAATATTGTTTCAGAATCTAACTCAGAATCTAACTTTTATCATAAGCCAAGACTAGACTTTAAAACACTATCCAAGCTATTAGATGGTAATATTATAGGATTTTGTGGTCATTTGGGATCCAGTCTAGCTAATCTAATTCAAGAATCCACAGATTCCATAGAAAAGTCTGGCACAGAATTCATTGCTCAAATGAAAGATATTTTTGGTCAAGACAATTTCTTTCTAGAAGCACAACTAATGGATAGAGAGTATTCTAAAGAACAAATAGAAATGACAGAGCATATTAGAAGGCTTGGTCAAATAACTAATACTAAAGTAATCTGTACTCCAGATGCCCATTATTGTGAAAAAGAAGACGCTATTGATCAACGCATATTACTATGTAATAATCTTAAAACAACACTAATTGATGTCAATAAAAAAATTCTTAACGATGAATCTGTAGCTATGGATTGTTTTTTTAAGTCAGATAATTTCCATATTCTAAGTCCAGAAGAAATGGCAAGTCTACATACAGACGAAGAAATAGAAAATACTAACTATGTAAATTCATTATGTGAAGAATACGATATTCTACACAAACCTCTTCTTCCAGAATTTAAATGTCCGCCAAACTTTAATCCCGACGAATATCTAAGAGAACTATGTCGTAAAGGATGGAGAGAAAAAATAGATAAGCAAATAGCTAAAGAAGACCATCAACAGTATGTAGATAGAATCAAATTTGAACTAGAAATCTTACAAGGTGCCGGATTATCTAGTTACTTTTTAATTGTGCAAGATATTGTTAATCTCGTTAGATCTAAGGGTTGGTTGCCGGGTCCGGGTAGAGGTTCTGCTGCTGGATGTTTAGTATCATATCTAATCGGAATCACGTCTATCAATCCTATAAAGTATGATTTGATCTTTGAAAGATTTTATAATGCTGGTAGAAACACATCAGACCATATCTCTATGCCAGATATTGATGTTGACGTACCCATTAATAAAAGAGAACAGATTATCTCATATATTAAAAACAAGTATGGTCACGATAAAGTATCTCAAATGATTACATTTAATACTATGAAGGGTCGAGGAGCCCTAAAAGAAGTATTAAGAGTCTATGGTAATATTAGTTTCGACGAAATGAACCGTATAACTAAATACATTCCGGATGAAGCTAAAATTGCAGACGAACTACAAGAGATGAAAGAAGATACTGGAGAAGCATCAATTATTCGATGGGCCTTAGAAAATAATGTTGACAAACTCAAAGAATGGTGCTATATATCTGAAGACAATACACTAGCAGGCCCTCTTGCTAAAAGATTTGAACAAGCTATACGTTTAGAAGGAACAAAATCTAACCAATCGAAACATGCTGCTGGTGTAGTTATTAGTAGCGAAAATCTAAAACTTGTTTGTCCTATGATATATGATTCTAAGAACAAGCAGTCGATTGCTGGTATGGAGATGCAAGATTTAGAAAGCCTTGGCGTGATTAAATTTGATATTCTTGGTATAGCTATGTTGGATAAAATTATGACTATAACAGATATCCTTAAAAATGGAGAATAATTATGGAGAAACAGTTCAGTCAATTAGCAGTAGGTGATAAGTTTATGGTAAATGGCGTACAATATGTTAAAGCAGTAGAAGTTAAAGTTAGTTGTTGCAAGTCGATCAACGCAACTGCTTCGGCTAACAGTAACGAGAAGACTTTTTTCCCAGGAAATACCCTAGTAACAGTGGAAACCAATGGCTAATTTTCAAAAATTTTGTGTGTTCGATTTAGAGACAGATGGTTCTAATCCAGATGTCTGTAGTCCAGTACAAATTGCTGCTGTGATTATAGATCCTTTTAGATTAGAAATAGTGAAAGATTCAGAGTTTAATATCACACTAAAACCAGCAGCTTTGGAAGAAAAAGAAGAATACGCCTATGAAGATAGCGATGTTCTTGATTTTCATGCCAAAGTAAGGGGGTGCGCTAAAGACAAGATTCTATCAGATTGGCATTCTTATCAGAAACAAGAGCATGGATGGAAGATGTTTGTATCTTACCTAGATATGTATCATACAAGGTCCGATAGAAAATCTTGCTTTAGTGCCCCTATTGCTGCTGGATATAATATTAACAGATTCGACTTAAAAATCATAGATAGATTAAGTCAGAAATATAAGAACATCAATAAGGAAGGAAAATCCAGTCTTTTTTATCCAAGAGACGTTGTGGATTTAATGAATGTTGTATTTTATTGGTTCGAAGGTAATAACGAACTCAAAAATTACACACTAGACCATGTAAGAGATTACTTTGGTTTAAGCAAAGAAGGTTCACATGATGCTCTTAAAGATGTTAAAGACACAGCAGAGCTTTTGATTAGGTTTATGAGACTATTTAGGAACACATCATCTAAGGTAAAATTTAAAGGATCGTGTACAGCAAATGGCTGAGTATTATACTTTTGATTGCGGTTGTAAATTTCCTGTTATTTCTCAGTCTGGTGAATTCCCTAAAATTGATTTTACTCCAAATGTAGAGAATCTAAATTTAGATTGCCAAAGAACATGGGAACTGATATCAGAAGGAAATACAAAAGGTTGTTTTCAGCTAGAGTCTAGGTTAGGCCAAACGATGGCCCGTAAGCTTAAACCAGAAAATATGGAACAGCTATCTGGTCTGATCAGTATTCTTAGACCAGGATGTTTGGAAGCCTATAGAGATGGCAAAAGCGTATCTAATCACTATATAGATAAAAAGAATGGATCTGAGTCAATTGACTTTTTCCATCCTGCTCTTGAAGAATCTTTAAAGAGTACCTACTCAGAAATGGTCTACCAAGAACAGGCTATGCAAATCTCACAAAAAATTGCGGGATTTGATCTTCAAGAAGCCGATATGTTAAGAAAAGCTATTGGGAAAAAGAAACCAGAAGAAATGGCTAAGGTTAAAAAGAAATTCATTGAGGGAGCAAAAAAGGTTAAAATTGTTGACGAATCTGAAGCAGAAGAGATTTTCGGTTGGATAGAAAAATCTCAGAGATATAGTTTTAATAAGTCCCACGCGATTTCATATGCTATTAATGCTTATATGTCAGCATATGCGAAAGCACACTTCCCAAGAATCTTTTTTGCATCATATCTAAGATTTGCTAAAGACAAAATAGATCCTCAACAGGAAATAAAAGAGCTGGTTAGAAATGCAACCGAAATGGATATTATTGTTTCTATTCCAGATATACGATATCTAAACGAATTCTTTATTCTCAAGAATAAGATTATTTATTTTGGATTAACAGATATCAAAGGGGTTGGTCAATCTGTCTTTAAGAAGATATTAAGCTTAACAAAAGAAATAGACCTCAAAACCGCAACATGGCTACAAATCCTAACTCAACTACTGCTCAATATTAATTCAACAGCAAGTAAAGCATTGATCTCTGCTGGGGCTTTGGACTATTTAAAAAAGAATAGAACAGAGATGCTATTTGAATATGATATATGCTCTTCTTTAACTAAAAAAGAATTACAGCTTTTAATGGAAATAATATCAGAAAGCAATCCCAAGAACCTCAAAGAAGCATTAGGTTCTATGTTGTTAATCAAAAAAGTGACTAAAAATAGGCAACCTAATATTCAAGCTTTAATTCAGTCTATAGATAAACCTCCATATTCTTTGCTAGATAAAATTGAGTGGTTATCTGACTCTGAGAATTCTTTACTTGGCACAGCAATAACCTGTTCCAAGCTGGATACTTATGATACTAGTATGTCAAACTGTAACTGTAAAACATTTAAAACTACTTTTACCAAAGAAAATATTGTTTTAGCTGCCGAAATTAGTAATATCAATATTACCAAAACCAAAAACGGTAAAAATCCAGGACAAGAAATGGCCTTTCTCACAATTGAAGATCAGTACGGAGTATTGGATTCTGTTGTCTTTTTTCCAGAACAATTAGCTAAATATAAACATCATTTATTTGTTGAGAATATTCTCGTTTTTGTAGGAAATAAAAGCAAGACCAAAGACGGTCTTATAGTAGAAAAATGTTTCATCCCAGTCACTTGACACCAACCCGACTCCAAATATAATACTCATGGCGTTTGAGTTTTTTTGAGTTTAAACTTTTAGGAGAATATTCATATGAATATTACTTTGCTTCGAGGGAATTTAGCTAGAGATCCAGAATTGCGTATTGTTAACACTTCAGGTAAGCAAACATCTGTGGTCAACTTTACTGTTGCAGTATCTAGAGAGTATGTGAAGGCTAGCGGAGATAAGGATAAGATTACTTCCTTTATTAACTGTGAAGCCTGGGATACCGGGGCTGAGATGATTGCAGAATCCTTTAAGAAGGGTGATCTAGTAATGATTGAGGGATCTTTACGAAATGACTCGTGGGAAAAAGACGGTGTGAAACACAGCAGCTTGAAGGTTAGAGTAAATAACTTTTCAAAGATCGCTAAGCTATCACGACCAAGTAGTAAAACAGAAAATGCTGAGTCTGTAGCTTTCTGAACATAATTCATCCAGGAAAAAGCAGAATACGGGGGCGAAAGCCCCCTTATTTTGTATCTATAATATGTCAAACAAACTTAAAATCTTAATGTGTTCCGAAGCTAGTTTTTTAAATTCTGGATTTGGAACGTATACCAAAGAACTACTCTCTCGTCTTCATAAAACCAACAAATATGTTATTGCAGAATTTGCTTCTTATGGTTTTGTCAATGACCCAAGAGACAAAGACATTGAGTGGACCTACTACGCAAACGCTGTAAAAGACACGGACCCTAGACATAAAGAATATACGTCTAGAGGAGATAACCAATTTGGTCGATGGAGATTTGAGAAAGTTCTATTAGATTTTAAGCCAGATGTAGTTATTGATATTAGAGACTATTGGATGACAGCATACCAAGAAACGTCGCCTTTGCGTAAGTATTTTCATTGGATTCTGATGCCAACAGTGGATTCTGAACCACAACAAGAGGACTGGATAGATACCTTCTTATCGGCAGATGCTATTTTTACATATTCTGATTGGGGTGCAGAAGTTCTTAAAAAACAAAGCTCCAACAAGATTAAATATATTGATACTGTTTCTCCAGGAGTTGATTTAAATACATTTAAGATCAAAGACAGAACAGCTATAAAAAAAGCAGCAGGATTCAAAGATAATGACATTATCATTGGTTCTGTCATGAGAAATCAAAAAAGGAAACTCTTTCCAGAACTGCTAACATCTTTTCGCTCTGTCTTAGATAATCTTGAAAATACTAATCCAGAACTTGGCTCAAGACTATTTTTATATCTACATACCAGCTATCCAGATATGGGATGGGATATTCCCGAACTCTTAAAGGATACTAGATTAGCTAACAAGGTTTTCTTTTCGTATGTATGCAAAAGTTGCAAAAATACTAGCTGTAATGTTTATAGTGGTGTTCAAACAGTTTGTCAAAAATGTTTGCACAAAACATGCGGTATGCCATCTGTTACAGATGGATTTAGCTCATCAAATTTAGCAGACGTATATAATCTGTTCGATCTTTACGTTCAATATTCCATATGTGAGGGATTTGGGATGCCTCAAGTGGAGGCCGGGGCCTGTGGAGTACCCGTTGCAACGGTTGATTATAGTGCTATGTGCGACGTTATTAAAAAGCTCGATGCCTTCCCAATCAGGGTTAAAACCAAGTTCAAGGAACTCGAAACCAAAGCATTAAGAGTATATCCAGATAATGATCACTTGGCCAGTATTATCTTAGATTATATACAGTTACCAGAAGATATTAGAAACAATAAAAGACAAACAATTAGAAAATTGACAGAAAAATATTATGATTGGGATCAAGTAGCCGAAACATGGGAAAAGTATCTGGATAGCTTAGACCAATCAGGGTTCAGATCAAATTGGGACTCTAAAGCCCAGACGATTGGCCCAATACAAAAATCTCAAAATATTAATCGTCACGATCATTTCGAAACACTATTATCAACCTGTAGCTATCCTTTCAACAAACCGGACATGATAGCATCTGCAAAAATTCTAGGTATGCTACGAGATGCTGATTATGGATTTGCTCAAGGCGGACCAACTCAAATTATTCCTTTTGGATATAACAACATAGAAGACTATTTACAAATCTTGGTTAATAATCAAAACCATGCTGAGAAGGTCAAAGAAGACAAAGTTTCTTTTGACGAAGATTTTATCCTATACGCAAAGCTGAAGAATCAAAAATGAATACAATATATCTAGGACCATATAGAGATAATACAATTAATGGGGTGTGGTCGTATAATATTTTATCCAGCCTATTAGAACATCCAAACCATCAAGTAACTTGCAGACCAATATACTTAGAATCATCAAATGTAAGTACTCGCAATCCTAGAAATAACGATTCTGCTATATCGGCAGCAGAACATACCATTCAGTCAACATATGACTGCTTGATTCAACATATACGTCCAGAAAATATTGTTTCTAATAAATCTCTTAAAAATATTTGTATACCAATTATAGATAGTGAATTTTTATCTCATAAAGCTATTACCAATCTTAAGAATTGTGATTTAATTCTAGTTGATAATGCATTAAATTTCCAAAAGTTATCTACCATACTTGAACAAACCTCAAACATAGAGCTATTTCAATATGGGGTTGATACTAATTATGGCAATGATACATATGATTTTGGTCCATATTCGTATATGAAAAAAATGTATACGATAGCGAATTATGCTGCAAATTCTGATCTTTATAGCGATCTTTTGATAGACTTTATTATTTTGACACAAAAATATGAAAACTTATGTTTGGTTTTATTTGTTGTAGATTCCGGAGGGTCTATACAAGAAATACAAAAGATAATAGATAAAACATATGAGAGCCTCAATATAATAGCTTCGCTCAAAAAGATTTGTATTATACCAATCTTACCAACTATAGAAAATCTGGTTTCTTGTCATAAAATATGTGATATGTATTTGAATATTAACGATGACATTCGTAGCACAGCAAACTCTGCATATGCGTATGCCTTAGATAAGCCAACAATTGAACACCATAATCTATCGTTTCAAATGACCCCTATAAGAAATAGTAAAATTAGTAAACATTGGTACGATGTCCCATCTAATCAGAGTATAATGACAGCTATGCAAAATATTTTATCTAATCCAACTAAGGGTCAGTTTTTACCAAATTCAAAATCTCTGGAATTGTTTTTATGAGTTCTAACTTTGTCTATAATACGCTTAATAAATTATTAGATAGTAATATTAATATATTATATGAACCAAATCAAAGCTTATTTGATGTTGTATTTCCTGAAATAGACGCAACAATATTACGAACAGAATCAGCTTCTTCTAAGTATTTTTACTATGATGCTTATGTAACCAGTAATTTTTTCTCTCATGTAAATTATAGAAATAAATTCTTACACAATCATCAAACTCAAGACGTTGTAATCTTTCATCAAAAAACCCCAAATGTATTTAAAAAAGAAGATAAAACGATATTAAGAAACAATTTGTCTTCTGCCTATAAAATATTTCCAACCAGCGTTATTGCAGACGAGTGGGGAATACAAGATAAAAAATCAATAACTATTAATTATGGAATACCAAGTATAAAACATGAATTAATACCATTTAAAAACAGAAATACTGTTTTATTTATGAATTTTAATGATGATACAAATGTAAATAATTTATTTGCTAGTATTAAAACATTTTTCCCTGATGCTATTTTAATAAACAAATTAGTAAATAACAGTTTAGAAGAAACACTTAAATTAATATCCAACTATAAAATAGTTATAGATTTAGCACATCCATTCAACGCCCTATGTGCAACAGCTTGTGGGTGCTTCACTGTAACTAATCAGATTAGTGATGATTCAATTAAGTCTTGCTTGGTTACACAGAATTTTAGAGACGCAAAAGAATTACTATCGGATATTATTAATAACGCTAATACCGATTTAATTGAAAAAGATAAAGAGTACATTATAATGAATTATTCAATGAACATCTTTATAGATAATATGACAAAACTATTTAATAGAATCAAAATGGAGCCATTCATAATATGAAACGTAATATTCATTTGTGTAATATTCACAGTAAACAAGTATCAGATGCTGAACCAGTAGACATATCTACTATTTCTAGTGTTGTTAATTTGTCTGTCGATACTATTTTTTGCGATTCTTTAGAGTCTATAGCAGCAGAAGATTTGTCTAAAAAATTTGTAGAAATATTAAACAAAATCCGACCTAATGGATATCTGATATTAAATATCTTAGACATAAAAAAACTTTGCTCAGAGTACTTACAAAATACTATTTCAAACCAAGTTTTCTTATCACTAATCAAAGACAAAAATAATTTTATTAGTATAGATAATATATATTCTTTAATAGACACTAAACATTTTCAAATTATGAAAATCGATACTGATCAAAATACTATTTCTGTAGTTATTCAAAGGACAAAAATATGACAGCAACATCTTGTAAGGACTGTGTTTTTGCTCATTCAATTAATTCTATTAAGTCATGTGATTTTAATCTTATTGATAGTATAAAAAATACTAGAGATATAGAAACTAAAGACAATTATAACTATATTCCAAACTATCACTGTAAGTATGGCCTATCTAAAAAAACATATTACGCCAATAAGGATAAGTTTGAAGAAATTGATTTGATGAACTATATTCGACATAGAAATCTAATAAAATATTATCTTGTCATAGATTTAGAAGACGAGACTAATATTGAAGCATTATGCTTACATATCAATTCTTTATCGATTAAACCTGATTTTGTTTCTATATTAGCCTATGCATCTGATATGGCTGATCTTATAGAAGTTATCAAAACTAACATTGGTTCGGATATAAGGTGGAAACTGCACAATTTAATAAATAAAGACATGGATCATAGTCTTGCTTTAAAGGTTGCTTTAGATACGAGTCCTATTCTTGATAAAACACAGTTTATCTGGATTAATAGATCATCTGATATGCAATATATAGCTGAGTCTGATATTGTATCTAAAATTAACTATATCGTAAATATAGAGCAGCCTGTTTGTAATTTTGTTGGCTCTCAAATCTTATCAAGCGATAATTTCCATAATTTATTGATGTCTGTTGCCACATACAAACACATTATTAAACATATTTCCTCTTCCTTAGCAGATGGCATAAAGCAATTAGGAACAACAGTAACAGCTTATTATGATTAATGTTTTAGTTTTAATACCAGAAATAACAAAGGGAATGAAATCCATTGGATCAAAATCTTTGTTAAAAATTAAAAACTCTAAATCTATCATAGAACACCAAATCGAACTATTGCTTTCTATGAAGAATAAAGTCTCTATTAATATTGCAACAGGATTTGATAATGACAAAATAAATAAAACTATAGATAAATACAAAAATATTAATATCATATATAATGATCAATATGAAAATACTAATTATGGTAAATGTATAAAATTATTCATACAACAAAATCCGAATATTGATAATTTATTTGTGATCGGGAGCGGTATTCTTTTTAAAGAGAATATTTTTTCGCAAAGTTCTTTTGGTAATATATCTAGAATTTTTATATTAGACAAACCAGCCAATAATTTTAACATAGGATGTAATCCCAATAAAAATATTGAATATTTGTTTTATGATTTACCAGAGCCTTGGGCAGAGTGTGTGTATTTCGATCTTTCCGGAATCGGAGGATTGAAAACTTTAATAGAACAGAAAAATATAGATCAGATGTATATTTTTGAAATAATCAACGATTTATTATTATTGAATATAGATTTTCAGAAAGAGTATTTTTCTAGAAGCAAGTTTTTTAAAATATCTAGTACAAAAGACATAAATAGGGCTAAATTATTTATATGAGTATATTATTTATTCAGGATTCGGATAATAAGTTCGTTAATAATATAAAATTAACACAGATTCCAAACCACCAGATAATGTTTGGTCCTATAAATCAAAATTTATATGGTTTATACTATAATTATCGTTTTAGTCATTTGATACTCATGGCTTCTATGCTGGACCAAGAAACTCTACAGTTTGTGTCAGAATATCATGCAGAAATTAAATGCTATGTATATAGCGATATTTATATAAGTCCTAATATAGTAGAGCTATATAAGAATAAGGTTACTTTTATCTTAAGAAACAAACAGAATCATATCTCTAAAGATAATTCTATTATACTACCTAAACTAGTGAACGAAGAACTCTTTAATAGTCTCAATCAATCGCCAAACAGACATAATTCTATTATTTGTTTTATAGATCATTTAGATAAAATTCCTGACTCATTAAATCAATATTTATATCCAATGACAAAGCTACCAATTAAATTATTTAATAATAGTAACATAAAACATCATCAAAACCTAGGAACTCTATCAGAGATAGACAAAGCATCTATGCTGCAACAGGTTCGATATTATCTTACTATTGACGAGCACTATCTTGCTGAAGCTTGGGCTGGAGGATGCGATGTTTTGACTATAGAGGAATTAGACCTAATACAACCCAAAAAATATAAACATAAAAAACAATGTCAAACATATAAAAGCTTTATGGAGAATTTTTTAAATGCTTAAATCGTCAGATATCGGTTTTGTATCGCTAAAGCTTACTAATACTAGTTTTTATGAAAATCTACTACAAACAGCAAGACAATTTATAGATAATCAACCATACAATCAAATTGTGGTATTTAATAGTTTTTGTGATAAAATAGATACTCATTCTGTGCCAATATTACACCTTAACCATGCTAAGTTTTTTAATGGGAATCTTATATTGTTTGATTTGGCTAGTGTTCTTTTAACACAAAGCTTCACTAATATTAAAAAACGATTTCTTTATACTAAAGACACTCCATGGGCTACTTCGCCAACTACTAAGTATACCGAATGGTTAAAGTTATATGGGTCTAGTAATCTTGATATTATTGTTCCAAACCACCAACTATATGATATATACAGCATATGTTGGAAACAACCAGTAGGAATATCGGAGAATTTTCATTATGAAGAAATCAAAAATTTTATACTCTAATTTGTCAGACGAAGAAAAGTATACCATATTAGATCAACTATATTCTCAACAACAACAAAGTTTTGCAGATATAGCTGATGCGTATGAGACATATCCTAATAAGGTTCGCAGAGACGCTAAGAGACTTCAAATTCAAATTAGAAATAAATCTGAGGCTCAAAAAAATGCCTTATCTTCTGGCAAACATAAACATCCAACAAAGGGTAAGCCAAGGTCTGCCGACATAAAAAAGAAAATAGGTTCTGGAGTTCTTAGTTCATGGGAAGAATTGACAGATCAAGAACTTCAGTTAAGAAAAGATAAAGCAAAAGAAAACTGGCAAAAGTTGAGTGAAGAAGAAAAACAGAACATGCAAAGAGCAGCAACTAATGCTGTAAGATTAAGTAGCAAGGTAGGATCTAAGTTAGAGAAATTTATTTTGACACAATTACTTGCAGATGGTTATTATGTTGAATTCCACAAAGAACAAACTCTTGTAAATACCAAGTTGCAAATCGACCTGTTTCTTCCTAAGATAAACACAGCGATTGAGATTGATGGACCTTCTCATTTTTTGCCGGTTTGGGGAGAAAATGCATTACAAAAAAATATCTCCTATGATCAAAAAAAGGAAGGATTGATTCTAGGAAAAGGCTGGCATCTGATTAGGATCAAACAGCTACGAGATTTTTCTACTACCAGATCACAAATTCTATACGATAAATTAATTCAAGTAATAAGCCAAATAGATTCTAATACTACCCCACAAAGAATTATAGTTGAGGACTAAAATGATCAAAAAAGATAAAGTTGAAAACAAGTTAGAAACTGAACATGAACAGGAAGCTGTCCGTATTCCAATTATTACGGATATAGAATGGACAGACTATGTATTAGGTCTATTATCTGATGATGAAAAAATAGCCGGAAATCCAACAACAGATGGATTAAGAAGAGTTTTTGAAATTGCTCTAAATTGTCTGGTAATTAATGCGTCTACTAATGTGGTCCAATCTCCGGCCCCTGACAACGAAAAAAGAGCTACTGTTGTTCACACCATTGACTATGTATTAAAAGATGTTCCGTCAGAGGAGTCTGAGTTTAAATACAGGTCTGTAAGTGGCTCTGCTGACGTTTATTGGGGGAATTGTGACAAGATCTATCGTAATCATCCCGTTGCTGTTGCAGAAACTCGGGCTGAAGGTAGAGCACTAAGACGAGCACTAAGGCTTAGAAAAGTTGTGGCAGCAGAAGAAATTGCCAAGGACATGGAGGATCATCCTGATCAAAATTCTGTATCCAAGATTAGCCATAATCAAATAAATTTTGTTGACGTAATGGCACAAAGACTTAATATAAGTGTAATTAAGCTGTTGGAAAGCAATCAATTGGTAACAGATAATATCTACAATTTATTGCATGAAGATGCTGTTAAAGTAATTAGGCAGTTATCTAAATTCCAACAGAATATATCGGAAATTCCCGAAAACATTTTAGGTTACTCTAGCGACTGGAAATAAACATGAAAGTTACTTATAAGGCTAATGATAAGCTACAGTTTGAACTTGAAGGATCTGGACAAAAGGAAGTATTCAAAGAACTCTCCTTAATACAAGAAATCTTCAGCGAAGACAAATGCGGAGCTTGTGGTAAAAATAACTTTAAGTTCGTAGTTAGAAATGTTGATAGTAATGACTATTATGAACTAAGATGTAATGAATGTAGTGCTGTCTTATCATTTGGTCAACACAAAAAGGGTGGTACTTTATTTCCAAAGCGCAAAGATGACGAAGGAACATATCTACCCAACAAGGGATGGCACAAGTGGGTACCGGACGGAAAAGAAGCTAAGAAGTAATTTAGATCTCTTTTTTCCACTTTCCAACTGGACACTCTTGATCCGCCCAAGCCAATTTACTAGCAAACATTTTGTTACGAAATAAGGGACACCCACATTTTGTACATGTGTCTTCTTTAAAGAATTCACAAGTCATACAGATGTCATGTCTTTTAATAATCTGTTCTTCTGTACAGGTAGGCATTCCTGTTTTTAAATGATTAATTGCAGCACCAGCAAAGTTCTTAATCTTTTGGGAAAAAGAAATTTTATCCTCTAATGATCTTTGCAAAGATTTTTTACACGGAAACATCGGTGGAGAATCGATAGGATCCTGAACAGTTATTTTTATTCCACAGTTTTTGCATTCGTAGTGAATATTATCAAGTGTTATAAACTCACAAAAGATATTATATGTCGTATTCATATGGAATAAGTTCCCATGGAGACAAACTCTTTAACTCATCTGTTTTATTCTCTATGCCATCAACGCTACCAAAAAAGGCTCTATACAACATTTCATTTTGTAACTTTAAAAAATCTGGAGTTGTGCTATATTGTAGTTGATTATTTTGGTCTTTCTGCAAACACTGCCATACATAAAAATAATTATTTAAACTTTGACCAATATTTAGTTCCGGTGGAGACTCAAAACTGGAGTTAGGTCTAAACTCAGTTCCAGCGCTACCATATTTGTATACTGTAGTATAATAATCTATGGATCTAACTTGTCTAGGAACTTTTCGGAATCTAACCTTAAGTGTATTTTGATCGTCTAAATTAAAAATATTGTAAACTCTAGTTAGGGTATTCTGTCTAGAACCAAATGGACCAGCTAATCCCTTACTGACATCCGCAGACCCATCGTTTTTATAGCAACTAGTCGGAATTGGATTGTTGTCAGTTTTAATATGACAAGGAACGGCTAAAAGATAGGTTTCTGTTGCTCTTACAACAAGGTCTTGAGTACCGGCGGCGAAATCGTCATTAACAAAAAAAGTTCGTTCAACAATATGATTAGTTTTCCATTTGATATTAGGATATTTAGTTTCATATTCTTGTTTTTGTTTGTCAATAGTAACTTGTGGAATTTCATATGTAATCCTCATATCACTTCCAAACAAACCTCCAGGAATAGATCCCGCTCCGAGACTAACAGCCCCACCAGATACAGGTATTTGACCACCAGCTAACATATTGCCAGGACAAATATTGTTGTCTAGTGGTCCACTAGCAGCATTAGCGTATCCACATACATATTGAGTTTTGATTAAAATTTTAGGACAGTCTTCTTCAGCAATACTACAAGATTGTTTTGGGTCGATATTTATCCAATAATAATTATCAGATATGTCTTCATATGTAATAGATAAAGAACCTTCTCCTACAGTATTATTACTGTTTTGATTAGCTGGTGTTACCGATACTCTAGTATATGGTAAAATACTCGAATTGGATGTTTTGGCTGTATAAGTAACATTTCCGTCTGCATCTGTTGTTCTAGTCGTTTGATTTTGTAATAGTCTTATGAGATCATTTCTTTCTTTATATCTATTAAGTATTGCTTGTTTAGTTAATCTTTTATAACAAGAAGATCTATTACTAGAATTTGATTTTTGATAGCACGATAGTGGGTCTTCTTCTAAAGAATTATAGTGATTTTCTAAGTCAGAAATACTACCCACATTGATAATATTTGAAGTTCGAGCAGGTTTACCTATCTCGCTGGTTATATCTATATTATTAGACTCTAAGGAATTAAGCCTAGTCACCACAGTAGTAATAGTCTCTTGATCTAAATGGTTGGTTGGTGCTGCTTGTATGTAGTCTTCATCAAAAATTATTTCTCCATATCTAACGCTAGATAGTTCTTCGGATGCTAAATGAGGACATTTAATAAAAATAATTTGCATAGCAGTGTCAGGAATATCTGCTACAGTATTCGTTAACGCTTCAAGCAGAGTTTCGTATTGTGCATCTGTCATATTAGGATGACGAATAAATTTGAATCCCCCATTCAAGAAAATATTCTTAATATCTTTGAGAGAGCAGGCATAACCTAAAGCTCCATTATTATTTTCTATAGGAGTAACTGTGGTTGTAGTCTGTCCATCTTCAGTTAATGATTCTGTAAATATTGTCATATTATTAAATTTAAATCTATCATTAATATGATTATTAAATAGTTCATATATTGTTTTAAGTTGATTCTTTTGTAGTTTATAGGTTAAAATTTCTTTGTTTTTGAATGGAGAACCATTACCATATGCTCCTAGTCCAGTAGTAGAAAATTGAGTGTCTGGTACTGTCTGATGTATTTGTTCTTTTTCCAAACCCCAAACATTGATTGGTTGTTCTGTAATCTTGGTTGTTTGTGGTTTAAATACTACAATTGTGTCACTATTACTAACGTGACTAATAAGATTATTGGTATTAATAGAAGCTGACAACTCTAATACCGTGTAGTATCTATTGTCTTTGATAATGAGTCCCTTTTGATTAATAATAACAGAGACTGGGTCGGTACTATCTCTTGTAGATTCATTATATATATTAACCGTATCTGAAACACCAAATACGTAAAATGGTATTTTACCCTCTAAGAGAACAAGATTATTCAGAGGGGAGTTGAAGATATTTGTTTTATAGCTTAATATATTATTGTGTGATAAAATTTTATTAGAACTAACTAAGCGCCCAGGCTCTAACGGTAAATCGCTGTCACGAGAACCTGATTTGGTAATTCTATAAATAGTATCGTTATCTTTAATATAAAACCCACCAAGGTAGTCCTGTGCCAAAGGAACTGTACAGGTTAATTGAAACAATGTCCCATCTGCTAGACTGCTTATTTTATCTATGTCTTTGATTTTGCTCGCAAGATAAGATACATTTGACTCTGTACCTTCTTGAGCATTAATTAAATCTAGTTCTCCTAAAGATATGTTAATAAACATATTATTATCTAATAATTGACCAACGTCTGTAACGGATTCCATAGCAAATTCTGATAGTCCCGGCATAGTTCCTCTGCCTAACTTAACAAATTTGTATTTATTGTGTTCAAGAACTGGAGTATTTTTATACTTAAAGACAGAAGCTTCTAATTTATACCAAATACCACCATCTTTACTAACGTTTAATAGTATCTTTTCTGGAGAACCAAAAGGGAAATTACTATATCTTGGAGCATAGGCGAATCTTGCTTTTTCTGTGATATTATTATATAATCTGTTGCTAGCAAAATACTCCATAATCTGATTAAAACCGCTGGAGTAACTGGCTCCAAAACCCATAGTTGCTCCAATCAGACCTCCTCCTCCTGATGCAAAACCGGATGTTGTGCCTACCATAATGTTAAGTATAGCATCTGTCGGGAAAGTAGGAGGCCTAATCATAGATGCTTTGGGTCTGTTGTCGGGGTCGGCAAAATCACAGAGAGAAGAGTCGTTAATATACACATATGGAGCATTTAGATTAACATTCGGTAATAGATGTTTTTTATTGCTCATATCCGCAATAAAACCATAGCCTGGATATCTTGGTTCTTTACCGTATTCAATAAGAGCTAAAGGATCAGTATTTCCATAAGCGTCTAAATCCCCACCCTTAGAAGCAACATATTTACGAGTTTTATCGGTATGTAATATAATTTCCCAAGAACAAAGAGAATTAAAAATTTCTGCTGATCTTTGTTTAACATCTGGAGTGTCGTATCCTGTTAATAAGCTATTATTATTAACCATATCATACAATTTCATTTCATCATAGTCGTCTAAAACCATAATGTTTAATGTAAAAACAGTTGATGAATCATAAGTTGGATGTATAGGACAGGATTTATCGTCTTCAGCCGGAGGATTAATAAATAATGATCTATTTTTGAATTTAGCAAAGTGATTGTTTACCACATTCAGTTGGTTATTTCTGATAATATTTTGATACAAAACAGAGGAAATGTCTGAATATCCTGTAGACGCTATCGTTGGTTGAATTTCATAATTATCATTAATAATATTTTGTTGTAATCCAATACCTTCGGAAGTCAGAGAATTTTGGTCAAAAGGCACATTGTATTTTGAAGCATGGTCTGAGAATTTTATAGACATATTAAACTTATTATTTTGTATGTGTTCTTTATTGAGCAAATACAGTCTTAAGGGCTCAACCCATGTGTAAGTAGAATTCATATCTATTAGATCAGATAAATACTCTGCTACTCCAGTATTTGGTATAGTTGTTTTAACAGATTCTCCGCAGTGGCTATAAAAATTAGGCTTACCATATAATCCATTAGGAAATTTTTTATCTATAAAACCATCTGCTCTAGTAATAGGACATTGTGCTTTTCCAGATTTTGATTGAGCTAACTGTTTCCTAGATTCTGCTGAAGGAGATACATCTAACCAGATGACTAAGTTTTTAGTGTTAACATAGTTTAAGAAGTTTAATTTAACTTCTAAATCCTGAATATTTAATGTATTTATTCTGGGGTTTCTTAAACCTTTATCGCTACCAATCGGATTTGACGGACCAGTTACAGCAAAACTATATGTATATGTAGCTGAATTGATGTTTGTTAAGGACTCTCCTGGTTGACAAGATGCTTTATTTGCTTCAAATCCAAATTCATCAACAACTTCAGAATTAGTAGAAATACCAAGCTCTGCTGTTTTGGGTAATCCTCCATTTAAATATCTATATCCATGATGAAGGTATGTGGATCCTCCAGAATATTGGTCTGCTAACTCTTTATTGATTTGATTGTTTTTTTCATGTTCTTTGAGATCTTCTGGATCTACAGGTACGCAATTACTTTTGAAAGGATCCCAATGTATAGGAGAAGCAATATTAAGCTTAATAGAGCTCTTGTAAACATTTGGTATATTCTCAAAATTGCTATTATAAGTTGATTTAAGATTAATTAATCCAGGACCAGTAAAGCTAAAAGATTCTCTGGCTCCAGGATTAAATTTCAACACACTGCTTAAGTTAGCATGTGTATTAAATTCTTCAGAAGGAGCCTGAATCCAACCACTAGACGGATGAAAAACTCCTTTATGAAATTCAATATAGCTATCTGTTTGAGTAGTAGCTTGTTGATAACATAATTTAATACTATTATTAATAGGCTGTCCTGGAATACTATCTGCTTTATAGTCTAATTTATACCCTGTTACAACAGGCAATATGTTGGGTACTGCAGCAACTCCTGCTGGAAAAAATTCTGCAGCATTTAATGGAGGTCTGACATGGTCAGGAATTACTACTCCGATGTCATTAATTATTCCTCGACTATATCCTCCGTAAGTCTTAATCGGAGGAGCATTTAGCGTTGATATTGGAGGATATCCAAAATTTACGAACTCGGTTGTATTTGAAATCTGATTAGTTTGACTATTCCAGGTTATTTTTTTGAGAGTAATACCATCTGGAATTTTTTCTCCGCGTAAAACAACAGCTCTTCTTTCTAGCGGTCTAGTACCAGGAATAATAGCAGAAGTAGAATAGGAGTTCGGATAAAAAAAACTTAAACACTGTCCACAGTCTGTATTGTTTCTAGTATTTTTGAGTACTACTTTGAATAATTTAATAGTAGTATTGTTCGTATTGTATGCTATGTTTAATTGGCTATTTTTGTTTCCAACTCCCGTGTCTGGTACACTAGATCCAAAAGAAAATTTGGCAGTACCTTCTAAGGTAAATTCTCCATTAATAGTAGTATACTTATACAAAGTCTTCATAGGCCAAAACAAGCCGGATTTATGTACTGCTATCTCAGATAAAGACGAACAAATAATTTTTAAATGATCACTAGTTATTAGAATGGGTTGGGCTTCTATTGTATTAATTGGTCCTGGGCTTAATCCTTCTACAGGAATATTGGGGTTTTCAGGATAACAAAACTGGCCGATACCTGCATTATATATTGTTCCTTCTGGGGCATATTTTCCGTAACTGGGTATAGTACTTAATTTCCTGTCAGGATCTTTTTGTGTACCGTTTACTACATAAAAGGTTTTCTTTTTGACAAAAGTACCATTAGGAGTAGATACTGTACATTGAATTTTATATTCTCCAGTATCTCGGAGATAAACAAATGGATCCAGTTGTGTAGAAGAATCATATCTGGCTTGTTCGAAAAGCAGGTTTGGTTTTCCGCTTAACGTTTCAGCAGTTTTATTGGAATCGCTAAATTTTAAACAGGGTCCACCTATTTGTTCCCAATATGCAGATACTTTAGATTCTAAAAAAGAAGAGATATTGATCGCAGCAAACTTTATTCTGGTATCGTTAATTGATCCGTCGTTGTTAGTTATTGCTATTTTTTCAGTTTCAAAAATGTAATTATTTGCAACATATCTGTTTATAGTAACTCCATCTTGATTGTCTTGTCTATACTTTTTCTTAACATTTGTTGTTTCTGCCATTACGATATTAATTGTAAAATCTTGAAAAACTTCTTTACCAATATCCGATAATGGCAATACTTTAATTTCGTTAGATTTATTTAAAGATATTTGGCTCTCTGTGTCGCTAATAATGCTTTTAATTTTAATGTCACTTAGTTCTATAGTAGTATTATTAAATACAGTGGTTGGTCTAGGTTTAGGAGACATAGCAGGATATATAGCGGTTCCAACCAAAGACTTGTCACAAAAATGTTTAGCTATCTGAGAAATATAAACACTATCTCCATTTGGTAATAGGTTTTTATATCTTAGAAAAGTATCTCCAGAAAGTTTTAACGTAGCACCATATTTGTTTATTAGTTTTTTCAATAGCTGACTTTTCGTATATATTATATTGTCTGTAGTAGTTTTGTATGAAATAGGATTTCCTAAATTGACAGCTTTGCCCGTATTGTCTGTATATGTTTGTAAAAATTTATGGATATTAACAACTACATTCTTTAAGTCTAAAATTTCGTTAGTAATAGTATTTGCTCCATTACCATTAATATAATTATCTATATATGTTCTGATCTCTGGCATATTTAACGAATTAATACCAAAATCAGTCATAAGAGGACTGGTACTTAATATGAAAGATATTTTTTTTACTAATCTTGCTTTTTTAAGATTCATTCCTCTGTCTAGTCTACGTATTTCATTTGCTGTGACAATATTATATATCTGAGTATATGTGCTATATAAAGCAGGAGAAAGATAAGATTTAGAAATTATATTTTTTGATAATTGTTCTTGCTGTCTGTCTTGTTCATTTTCGAAATATGAAAAAAAATCACCATTACTAACCCACAACAATGTTTTGTCTGGACCTCCGAATATAGAATTAGAAGACGAACTAATGTCTGTAGAAGATAAATAGAAAACAGGGTTTGATCCCAAATCAGATACTTTAACTAATGATACTGAATCGAAGGAAATATCTAACAAATCTGTGATGGTGGTGGAAGATTTGATAAGCTCATTATCTTTATCTACTCGATATAAAGTATTATTATCTAATTTAATTAACGGAATATTATTTAATGCTCCGCTATTTGTTTGCAGTCTTGCTCCAATAGGAAACTTGTCAATCGAACCAGCGTTTCCTAAAAAATCAACAGAAGTATTAGGTATAGTTTTGACCCAACCAAGTAGTCCATACTGTAAAGAATAAGGAAAATAAACCTGATTGAGTATCCAGTCAACAGTCATCAAAGAGGAGTCTGTAGTAAGCCAATTTTGAAATTGGGGTTTGAATGTTATGAAGTCTTCGATACCTAGTCTAGCACTGGTAAGTGCTGGATTTGCATTCTTTATAGCTCCATCAGCCGACAGCTGTTTAGTAGAAATGAAAGTATCATCTGTAATAAATATGGGATACCAGACATTGGCAATAGAGGATTGGCCCAAGCTAGTATTCTTAAGAGAAACTAAATCAGCATCTCTCATTGCAACTCTAGCAATTTGTCCATCGACATATTTAATATACGGTCCAGAACTATCCTCTTCAATAGAATGTCCTATTAAATCGTCTATCAAAAACTTATCAAAGATTTCACAATTGTCTACAGTATTAATTAATGTCATTGTTTAACCGTTGTTAATGTCCATTGTCCACGCAAAAACGTAAACATTCCCTTTTGTCCTTGAGTATAAGAAAATTCTAATGGGTTTACAAAAGATGCTAAAAATGTTGGAGCTGATCCAGCCCTATTACCTTGCGCATAATCCATATTAATTTGTGCCTTATCTCCCACATCAATAGTTCCTTGTGCTATTACTGCTGGTTTGCTAACAGGTTCATAAAAACCTCCATCAGTATCATATCTACATAATAATTTTATACCTCTGGGTGCAGTGTATCCTGTTTTATCTTTTACATAAACTAATCTTCTATATCCTTTAGGTAAAGGTTCTTTGCTGTATTCTATATCGTCTAAAAATCCTCTTGCAGGGTATGTTTCATCAAAATCATTCTCTTTTGTTAAATCTTCTTCTAATGTAATATAAACCATCTTATATGGACTACTACCAGAATTAATAGTCCAAACTTTTCTAGATTCATCCCATCTCAAGTCGATTGGTCCCACGGGCCATAAATCTGGACGTTCTGCCCAGTTCAAATAAAATTGCTTAGATCTCTCTTTTTTGACCCATTTACTACCATTGTGTTCATATTGTTTAGTTATAATATCTCCCAAATTTTTATAGGCATCCACACCAGGGGTGGCTGGTGTAGAATCTAAATCGTTCTGAATTTTAATTTTAGTTACAGCCAAATCATCTGCTGGAAAAATCCAGTTATTATTAGCATCTAATATTTGTATACTTGGTCTTTTGGTAAAATAAACCAGATCTTTATTCTCAGCTGGTCGTGTTAAAACAAAGGTGTCTCCATTTTTAAGTTTATTATATTGTACTGTAGACGTTTCATATTCTATCCTAATATTGAATCTTGCAGCTCTGCCGTATTCGTCTTGTATTCTTGGTTCGTCACTAGCGTTTGGAGTAGGATATCCTTGAGTATCATATCCCCACCCGTGTAAAACCATTGGTCCACGAATACCAAAAAATCTTTGATTCATTACGTAGTTAAAATTATCCTTATTTACTCTATCATGATTAGCTAATATATCATAGGGATAATAATCAATATTTACTCCGCTATTATTAACAGAATTAGCAATTAAGTCGCCGGTGGTGGGATCATAATAAGTTTTAAGATTATTGTTGAGATTCACCCCCTGAGTACCTAGAGGCGGAACATTGCCTCTACCAACAACCTCAATACAATGTCTACATCTATCCACATTCGTTCCACTATTTTGCACATTAAAGTTTCTAAAGTCTCCTTGTGGAACCACAATAGGTTGTAGTGAGATCAAATTAATAGGAATATCTAATCCTGCTTTTTTAGATGTGTCTACGTTACTAGAAGAACTAGAAGAACTAATCGTACTAGAAGATTTATTAAATTCTAAGATAGTATTAAAATCATTACTATTTGTAATAATATATGGAGGTAATGATTCAGATGTGCTTACACTTACTGTTGAAGCTGAGCCTATAGCGTCTTTCTTAATAGAGCAGTGTGGGCAAGAATATTCTTTAGTTTCTTTAGTTCTTGTTGAATAGTTATATACAGGAATATTTAAAACTCCAGTACCTTTGCACTCTGGACATTGTTTTCTAAAATATTTTAGTAAACTATAAGTTGATAAAAATTTAGATGGATAAAAAGATATGGGGGAAAAAATACCATCTAAACTCATCATAGATTTTAGATTATATTGATTTTTTATTTCTGGCAAAGCTTCTTTGTCTGTAAATGCACCAACATAAGTTCTCCATCTAGCGTCTTTCATTAGACCAGCAATAGGCTGTGATTCAAAACTCGTTCTTATATTCGTCTCTCCAAGATCTTGTCCCAATTTGAGTTGAGTGGCCAGTTGATTTGTTGTAGAACTGCCACCGGCCATATTATTTACTACGGATTTGTAGTTTAATGCAGGATATGCAAATGGCCCGGCTGTTCCTATTAGAAGATTTCCTGGGCTAGTACCAAAAAATCCACTCTGAAATTTTTCAGCATTAAAATTTTGACTAAATTTTTCAGTTGAATTTTTAAGTAGCTCTTGATTAGTTTTCAAAATAAATGAGTTTCTAATACTTGCAAACTCTTTATTTGTTTTAATAGCATTTAGACCATTAGCCTTTAGTCTATCTGTATTCTCTTTATTGAAAAAACCTAGTCTTTGCACATAGGTTCTAAAACTATATGTAGTGCCAACATTCTGTGGAGAGATATTGCACTGTATGCTACTAATTATAGGAGCAACAGTATTGTCATTAGTTCTCTTTAATGTAATAATGTTATATGTTAAATCTGTTGAACCAAGTGTTGGCTCATCTACAGCGGGGTTATAAACAGGAATACCAACACGAGGTAATCCTTCTGTTAGAGGTGGAGTAAGAGATAAATCTTTATATTTTAAGACTACCTGTTCTACAGTATAAAATTGACCATTATAGGATATTGAGTTTTCGGGTCTGGTGTCCGCATTGTATTCGAAGGATGAACCAAGTCCAAAAATTGGCAGACCAGGGATACTTAAAGTAGCAGTTTCTATAATTTGTTGATATTGTATTTCAGAATACATTTGATTTAGTACTGCTTGGTCCAAAAAAGCCATACCTCCATAAGACCATGGAGCAAAATTTTCTTCCATTTCAACTTTAATTCCACCTATTAAATTCTCTACAGCATTAGCAGAATGCGAATCTGATACAGCATCTGGGAAAATTATATTTTTATCTAAATCTAGATAGTTTACCCAAGGACCATAACATGCTTGATTTAGTTTGACAGGAACTGCGGCAAAATATGGGTGCGCCACCTTTTCTGCCATAGTATGAAATTGACTACTATTATTGCTACTTTTAAAAGATAATAACTCTGAATTGCCTCTTATTTTAGAAATTCTGTATAACATAGTAGTAGCTAATTCATCGTCTAACGTATGAAGAGCGTCTTGCTTTAAATAAGTTGTTAAATCTTCCATAGCGGCTGTCGCTACAACAGTTAAATTAGGATCGTTTTCATATAGTTTACTAGCTGTTCTAAGTTTGATTTCTTTTCCTATGGTCATAATTGCCATAGGATCTCGTAAATTTACAGGATCAAGAAAAGCTAATCTTGGTTCTACTGTGGCAGTATGGTATATTCGACGAGAACTATTTGGATTGGATCTCAGATTACCAAAAGCATCTGGATGAGTAACGGGACTATTTTTGATAACATAGTCTTCTGTACCCAAACTTGATATATCTATAGAAGGATACATAAAATTATAGGGATCTGAACACTGTCCTGATTTGGCTATTTCAATAGTATTTAAATAATCGTATTGATCATAACCTAATGATGTTAAGGTTGCGGAATCTAGGTTGCACAAGGCATGATTTAAAGCATCAAAAGAATCCGAAGCATTAAAACCTAAAATAGGTTTAATTTTTCCTTCATCATCAGTTAATAAATACCAATCAGGACTACCAACAACAATATTGTCATCAATAATATTACCGAATTCTTCCCAAGCGCCATCTGTTGCTGGTTCGTAGCTATAAAATATTTTACCAGTACCATGGTAAGCATACATATTGGTTTGGTCAGGAACAGCGATATTTGAATATTGTTGATCTTTATAAGAGGCTACAGACGGCATTCTAACTAAATATTTTTTTCCGTAATGATTTTGTGCAATGGACTGAACTAGTTTGAATAGTTGATAAAAATCTTTCAAAAAATCAGGATTCAAAAACAAATTCATGTTTATGTTTAATGTAAACGGGGCTGGGGTTGGTGGAGCTGATTGTCCTGCTTCGCCAGCGGCGTTGCCTGGAGGCCCATGCATGTCGAATAAGACTTCGTCACCAACAACAAATCTAGCAGAGTTAGCATAAGCTTTAAATAGCATTGTATATAAATTTGGTTTATATATTTTGCCAACACAATACGTTAAATAACTATCAAAACTACTCAAACAAGCTCTCATTTCTGATTCTGTGATAGTAAATAAAGAAGATGGACTAGAAATAGTACTAAATGGTGATGTCAAACTAACAGATAGTGTTTTTGGCAACTCAGATAACTCCATTAATACAACAATTTGTCCTGTCCAAGAATCCATCCATACTGGTCGAATCTTTTTAAAAACATTATTAGTAGTATTATCGGTGTTAATCGTGACATTCTCTTCCATCTTGTATCCAAAAAACGGACTAATAATATCTTTATATAGAGGAAAGAATCTTCCTGGCATTACCTGTTCTACAACTGTTTTTGTAAATGCTTGGGTTTTTTTATAATTTCCTGAAAATTTTATATTATCAGCCAGATTAGTATCTGACCAGAGTGAGTCTGGAGTATTAAAATCTGAATTACTATTAATGGTTTTATGAATATCTTGATCTATATTAAACAAACTAGCATATTTACTATTTATCTTAGAAGTAAAAGCAAAATTTCTGGTAGAGAGAGCACTAGGGACACGAATTTTACCCAATTGACCGGCATTAGCCTGCCCTGCAACATTACCATAATATTCTACAAAGGTTTTTGATATGGAATCATAAACATAATTAGATTGAGAAAAAGCTAGTCTGTAAGATTTAGCTTGATATAAACGCTGTTGTTTTGGCCCAATATACATTGTTCTAGATACATTTGTATTTTTTTCTTTACCTATTCTGGAAGAAGAGATATTATAACTGTTCTCTTCAAAAGTCTTTATTGTTTTCTCTATTTGTTTTGGGTCTGGTTGAGAGCTTCTAAAAATAGTTCTAATTTTTAGAACATTATACGCAACACCACTAATTGTTGCCGGAATGACGTCAAAATAAAAATCTACACCAGAAGCAGTTGTGATGCTCTGAATCAATTGCATTATGCTAATTGTGGGTTCTGAAATTCTAAAATCTAATGGAACCTTAGGTAACTCAGATAGATCTAGAGCAAAATGACATCTTTCTACACTTAAACCATCATATGTAACTGGTAGGAATCCCATACCATAGGTGTTTGTAAAAGTTGGTTGAACTCTAGTATATGTTTCATTTTCTTGGGGGACTTTTAATAGTATTCTGCCAAATGGAGAAAATGCTCTTTTGTTCATACTATCCAAAGCCGAAGCCGGATCAGCTGTTGATGATACTGACGATGTTAATACGCTTAAAGCATCAACTATTAATGAAGCACTAATGCCATTGTCGTTTCTTTGAGATCCTCCGAAATCTCTTAATCCCATAGATTCTAAAAATCCATAAACATTGAATACATTTGGGATATTTCCTTGTATTATTTTACCCTTATACGCTACGCTTCCTCCATCTATATGACTAGTTGGACCGCCGTAGGTATTAGATGCTAATTTACCGTATACTGCACCAGCGTACTTGTCAAGAATAATATAACACTGATCTAATATCCCGTCTACACTCTCAATAGTAACATCATAAGTTAAACCGCCATTGTCATAACTTCTTTCCCAAGATTGCACTAATCCAGTAAAAGAAAATTGACCTATTCTAAACATAACAGGAGTATTGATAATGTCAAAGCCTTTAGACGTACTATAATTAGATCTAGAATAAACACCATCTGTAGTAAAACAGGTTTTGTTACCAAAAAATCCAGGATCTGGATCGTACCAATACTTAGAAACAAATCCACTCCCGTTCCAAGAATAATAAACTTTTCCTGGTACTATTTTTTCTTTGGACTTTGAAAGATCATAGGCTTTACCAGTTTCGTCTATAAAACAATCCTCATTACTAGAGCAATCATGAAAGTGATTATCAGGATATGATGCTGCTTTAAATGGCGCTTTTTCGACACTATTATCAGATTTAATACAGTTGGTGTCCTCTACTAACTTAACGCTTAACTGAGAAGGTCTTCCTCCCCAAGCCATATTAACATTAAAGTCAGAAATACTAGCGCCTAAAAATAATGTTTGTGCCGCGATACTAGATTTTCCAGTCGAACATGTATTCGTCATAAATTAATGGTCCAGATAGTTCGTTGAATTATCACATTGCTGGTAAACCCAAGAAACATTTCTACTATATCTTCCATCGCTAGGGTTCCAGCTTTGGTTGTCTTGACTAACAAAAACTTGTCCAGCTGCGCTGGTTCTCACAGTACCAAAATAATCTGCAGTGCGAGCGCCAAATGGTCTAAGAGCTTCTATTAGATTATTAATCGATGTATAAATTGTTCCACCCGTATACATCGGACATCCACTTGAAGTCATAACCAAATTAGCTGCAGAAGAAGGAGGAACAACAGTAATATCAATAGATACGTCTTTACGAGCAGAGGTTTTAGCATTTAAAGACTGTAATATAGGTCCAAGTCTACGACCAATAATAAAAGATTCTCCGAATACGTCGGCAGGACCAGTATCGTTTATGCCAATATTTTCAGATAAAACCCCACTAATCAAATTAAGTTTATTTGTATATTCTACACTATAACTGATCGTACCTTTTCTAGGATCATGACCTTCTGTTGTACTGGTTGGATTAGGGTTTAATAAATTTTCTTCGCAATAAAAAGGATTGTTGGGAGGGGTTCTTGTATTAGCGGGGTTTGTGTATATGTTTCCTGCTCTATCAGGAGATCTCATTGCCAAAGAAGCTCTTCTATAAGCATATGGTTTAATATCATATATCCATCCGCTTAAAGCATTCTCATATTTATTTGGGTACATACTTGTAACGGTACTGTTAGATGATAAAAGATCTAAGACAGGATGTGTTGGCATAGAAGACGTGGTCAATAATTGATTTCCACCAGACAAATTGATTTTACCACTAGAATCAGGAATAGTATATGAAGAGCTACCACTCATAACAGAAAAAGGAGTAATATTTAATCCTCTAATTTGTCCTTGTACTCTTACTGTTTTCATAAATTTTTCATCTGTTGAAGCGTCTATGCTGTAATCTTCAACATATGGTATACCAGACGGCATAGCTAACCAAGTGTCATTAATTTCATAACTACCCTCAGACACGCTAAAGTTAGTACTACGCAAATGATTGTATAAAAACATATTAGCTGTGCCCAAATCGGTGAGACTAGGATTGCTATTATTTAAAAAAGAAGCCAACCCCGATGATGGACTAGATTGATAAAAAGCTGTAGAAAGTCTAAATTCTACCCACTTTTTAGCTTCTAAATAAGCCATATTAGATATTCCAACACCAGTACCACTAGGAATACCTACCGCGCTTACTCTATGAGAAATTCTATACTGAGGAATATTTACAATATTTAATGTATTAGTTGCAACAGGTCCTCCTCCATTATATCCTCCTGGAACAGGACTATTGTTAGATGGAGCAGCTGGTAGTAGTTTGGGATTATTGGTCTCGCCTTTTTGAGAGACGGTTTTACTAAAATTCACATATGTTGCTTCCTCTAAAGGTTCTATACTCCAACTATCATTAGTAGATTGAACATAGTAACCAGCAGAAAGTCCACTAGGTTGATAATACTCTAAATTAATAGAATAGTCTGCTGTAAAGAGCCAATTATCATCGCTCTTATTAAAAGACATATCTAATACTTTGACACCACTAGCATCAAAAAGAGTATTAGTTACACCACATTTGATCTGTAAATGTCCAAAATTGCTTTTAGAAAACAAATCTCTTAAGCCTATAATTCCACTCATTACTGGACCAATACCAGAACCAGCAGGAATAACATGTGGGTCTACTCCATTTCTAACAATCTTGCCAGTAATATCGATTCTAGTTACATGTCCTTCTACGGCGCCAGCACCATTACGAAGAACACTATGTGAAATATCAACAAAAGGAACTGGTCCAGCTATTGTGTGTAAACCGCTATTGTTATAGATTACTTCTACTGGTCGGCTTCGAGATATTGCTAAGGTATCAAAAGTTTGATTTTGTGGTTGAAAATATACCATTAACTGAGTCCTATGTTGATTGTTCTTTTATATAGTAAATAGCAGAATAGCTAATTGCATTATAATAATTCCTAATTTTTAGTTGGAGTGGGAGTCGGCGTAATGGTAAGAGTAGGAGTTACTGTTGGAGTCACACTAGGGGTTGGTGTTGGAGTAACATCAAAATAACAACAATTAGAATTTATACTATTAGGTAATGCCATTATTGTTTATCCTTTAATGTCCTATCTTAGAATTAATAGTTATGAATTTATACTTAAAGGTAAGTAACTAGCATCACAACCAGTAAAGTCTGGACACTGTATTATCATGCTGGATGATCCGATTTTATTGTCTGTTAAGTTTGTTGTTGTTACTTCAAGAGTAACAATTGGTAAATCTGCATCTTTAGTTAAAAGTACGAATATATTTTGTTTGGTAGAAGCAGCGCTAAACGTAACCAGATATTTATCTAAATAGGCTACAAGAGAATTATTACTAGGATTATTTATCTTAAATTCTACTTTGTATTCATGTGCTGGCACCAAATTTTGCATTTGAAGCTGTATGCTATCTGTAGTTGTTAATGACATTTAAGTGGTTTCCTTAATTAAAATTATGATACACAAATTCCGTCGCATTTAACAGCTAAAAAGTCAATTGTTTCAATGTCTGTATCGTCATGCTGTAAAACACAATTGATAATGACCTGTTGGGATTCTATGAGGTCAACACCCAATACCGTATTAATAGCCCCTCTACCATTGGCTCCAAAATATATAACACCGGTAATAGGACTAAAACTCACATTAGCTGATGCAGAATCGAATCTGTAATTGTATTTATCTCCTGGGACGGCTCCGCTAACGTCTACCGTAATAGCTCTAACACCTGAACAGCATCCAGAATCTAATGTAATTTCTGGAGTATCTGAAAAATTAATGGTTGCGTAGGAAAAAGAAGGTAAACAACCTGAGCAGCTAAGTGTAAACGGTATGCTTGTTTTTTCTGGGATATCACAAGTTTCTGGATTAACTTTTAATTTAATCGTTGTGCTTAACACGTTCTCTTTTAAAATTTTACTAGCACTATCATCAAAAGAATATGGTAATAGTCCCTCTGTTCCTGAGGGACAAATACTTTTTGGTGAACAAAACATCATTTTAGAAGATAGAGTATGAGTTCTTCCAGTAGAAGTAAATGATCCGGTGCGCGGGATCATAACAGTGGGCCAATTAGATGAGTCAGGGATATACTCATAAGTATAAGTTTCATTGGGCCTTAAACCAGAAAGCCAAGCGGTAACATCATACCTATTGGTATTTGCTGTTCTTAATACGGTATTATTTGGTAGAGTAACTGTTATGTTTGGTAAACAATTAGCGCAAGTAACAGTTAAATTATCGGTAAAAATAGTACCCACATTACATGTTAGTGGAGTTAGTTCAAATTTTACTTTTGAATACTGAGACGTTGATCCAAAAACACAACTATTATCTAAGCTATAGTTTCCTATTGTTTTATTAGCGCCACTACATATGCCAGATGTTGGACAAAAAGTTAAGTCTGTTAATAATGTTTCAGTATTATCTTTAGCAATAAATCGTCCTGACGTTTGGGATAAAGTAGAGGGCCAATTTGCTTCTATTCCAATAAATCTATAGCTATAGGTTTGTTTTGGCACCAAACCATTAACAGAAGCAGCTATGGTGTAGGTATTATTACTTGTTATAGCGGCAGATGTGGGCATTGTGATATTAATTTTGGGTAAACAATCTTGACAAACTACTTCTACAATATCATCAAATACTATATTATTGGTATCATATTCTTTTAAGGAAAATGCCATATTACTATATAAGTTTATAGGATCAGACTGGCATTCAATAATAGAATAGTCAAATACCCCATTCTCACCCAGCGGACATATTCCTGTGCTAGCACAAAAATGAACTTTTGTTTTAATAACTTTTGACGTTAAGTTATTTGTTGAAATAACCCCTGTAGCTGGTGTTACTGTAGTAGGCCAATTGGCCCCAGCTCCGCTGAACTCATAAATATATTTAGAGTATGGCATTAAGCCACTAACGGTAATAAAAACGTTTTTAGTATTCAACATTATATTTCAATACCTTATATTTAAGTAATTCTACTAGTTACTATTCTTGGATCAGATTTCGATAAACAATCATTACAATAAAGTATTAGTGTATCACTAGCATAGATTGTACCACAAGATAGTGATGTTAATTCTAATTGTAGATTTACAAAAGGATCGTTATTAATCTTATTTGATGATACAGCGTCCAGTCTATAGTCTAATACACCCCTGGTACCAGATGCGCATACTCCAGTGCTTGAGCAAAAGAACATCTGAGAGCTTAGACTGGATGAAGAAGTTGACGACTGAAGTATTCCTGAGATAGGACTAATAAATACCGGCCAATTAGAACTTATACCCTTAAATATATAAGAATATTTTTTATTAGGCTCTATTCCACTAATAGTGGGCTCTAGTAATAATCCAGCAGCATTTTCTGATAAAGAAACAATCTTTTTTGTTGTTGGTAATATTTTTATATTAACAGAAGGTAAGCAGTCTTTGCAATAAATTGGAATAGGATTACTAACAACAGTTTCGGCTTCGCAGGATGCAGGGGGAACTACCGATAATTGTATAATTGAATATAGGTTTTTTTCTAATAAACAACTACTAGTTGTTGAATAATCTAAGATATCATTACCGTTATTACATAAACCAGTACTGTTACAGAACATGACATTAGAAACAAGCGTCGTTCTATCTCTTGATGTTTTAATTGATCCAGATACTGGATTTATTTTTACTGGCCAATTAGCATCAATACTCTCAAAATTATATGTGTAGGTTTCATTTGGTTGTAAACCAGCAATAACAGACGTTAAAGTATATTCATTACCTTGAATTTGATTCAATGTAACGCTTGTTGGAGTTGTGATACTAGGCTGAGGAAAACAATTAGCACAAGAAGCTACTAAAGTATTAGTATATAAGGTATGTGGAAAATTTTCAGGCTTTAAAGATAATCTGAGAGTAGTAAATAAATCAGAAGTTGGTTCACAAAGATGATTGCTGTACGGAAGAATACCGCTAGAACCTGAGCAAGCAGTTTTAGCAGAACAGAAATGAACTTTTCCTTCAAATATCATTGTACTACCATAAGGTCGTATTGAGCCGCTATACGGAGTAACAGTGCATGGCCAATTACCTCCCATACCTTCGAATTTATAGTCGTATTTTTCAAAAGGTAATAATCCAGAAAGTTCTGTTTTAATATCTACATATGACATATTTGATACTCTTTCGAAAATTAGGCTTGGTTAGCAGATATAGTTAATGATGGAACCATTGTGTCACCCAAGCAATCTTGACAATAGACTGTGAGTCTATCGCTAATGCCTTGTTGAGTAGTTTCGTCTTCTGTATTTACTGAAAGTTCTAATGTTACAAATTTACCACAAGTATTATCAAATAAATATTGATAAGAATTTAAATCATAGTCTAATAAGCCCGGAGTTCCGCCGGTGCAAAGAATAGTTGACGGACAAAAAGCCAAACGACTTCTAATCTCTGCTGTTTTTTTGGAAGCCCTAAAAGTTCCTGTTGGCGGGGTTATAACTGCTGGCCAATTACCGATTACAGAACTAAATTCATAGTTATAAGTATGATTGGGAATCAATCCAGAAACTGTAGCTATAATATCTTGACAATAATTATTTTTCCCTGCTAAGGTTATTGGGTCCGTAGGTATATTCACCATAAGTTCTGGTAAGCAATCCTCGCATAATGCTGTAAACTGTTTTCCAAGTATTTCTGGACCATCGTAAGAAATTGGTTCAACAGATAACTGTATCGTGGTATGTAAATTATACATAGACTTGTTATATGCTGATCCTGTTTGGCTATTATCTAAAGTGTAGTCTATTAAGCCTTCTGAACCCGATACACAAACTCCTGTACTAACACAAAAGGTTAGAGTTGCATCTATAGAGGTTTGTGGTTCTGATGGTTTAATTATACCAGATATTGAGTTAATAACCGTGGGCCAGTTAGAAGATACTGCTTTAAATTCATACTTATAGGTTTCTTGTGGTTCCAACTTATCTATAGACACAGAAAAAGTATGAACATTACCCTGGTTTGGTCCTAATATAATAGAAGAAGGATTCACTATAACAGGAAGATTATATCTCTGTGTTCCATCATAGTCTACAAATCCCGGAACGGTTCCTCCGATTGTTGGAATTTTTAAGGGAAGATATGAAGTATCTCTAATTATAAAATAATAAGGTTCAGCAGATTGTAGTGTTCTTAAACTAGATTCTGCACTAGGAGCATAAACATATTTAATGTGTCCTGCCGAATCAGTAGAAGAATTTCTTGTTGTCCAAAATGTAGGAATATTTCCAGTAGAATTTTGATTCCCATAGATGGTACTAACAGCCTCTATAAATCTGTTATAGTCAGCTACTTCTGCCACACCAGTAATACTAGCCGGTTTGACCATTAAATTTAATGGTTCTTGTCCAGTATAGTTTGTAATACAGAATTGACTATTAATATTCATATAAAGCTCACGAAATTAAGATACTAAAAATTGAATACACCAATATAGACAACCGCTTAATTAATACAATATTGATCATTATTAACCCGACCATTAGTATAAACCATAGCCAATGTTGGAATGTCTGTTTTCTGAGAATCCGTTGGTAGAACAGCCTGGTTTTTAGCCGGAACAACTACTGATATTGAATTATCATTCATATTTTCTCTAATAAATTGAATAATAACTTTATCGCTAGATTTATATGTCCAATTATTTGTTGAGTCTAATATAACATATTGTTGCTGAGTTTCTCTTCTCCTGAGAATATCTGGATCAATACAACTTGTTGTTCTAGTAAAGGTATAATTACCAGGAATCGGGTTTATACTTAAAGTATCTATTTTTTGAGACAGTTCTATGTCGTCATTGGAAATCTCTACAATATATGGATTAGTAGTAAGAACACCACCCGTAACAACCATTCCTATATCTAAATCAAAAGTAGAGGATTCTTCTCCTTCTAATCTCATTATTGTCATTAATGATCCACCATTAAAACCTATATTATTTTGACCGGTCTTAAAGAAACCTTTTTTAGTTACAGACGTTTGTGGAGAACAAATAAGTTTAACGTAATCAACAAATAAAGTTTGATCAAATCTGTCTTTAATAGACATCTTAATCAAAGACTGTGTTTCTCCTCTGTGAATAGATACTACTTTAGATATGACTTTGGGAATAAAACTATTCGTACCACTCAAAACATAAGAAGATGGAGTTAACGAAACAGAACTAGGAGGTTCTGATGGCAATGAAGATTCGACAGTAAAATATATTAAATATTCTTCTTTTCTTTGTAAATTACCACTAGGATTCGGAAAATCCAGAGTAACTCCACATTCACATTCTTTCAAACTAAAATTAGAGATATTTAACACAATCAACCCCCTGTTGTTGACGAAGAACAAGATTGTTCATAACACTTAATAGTTAAGAGTTTTTCAATTAATTTTCTACCTTCTGATAGTACTGTAAATTTAAATATACTAATATTATTTGTTTGACCGATAGTAAGATTAACAGGAATTAAAGCTTTTCTAAGAGTTATTGTTGGTTCTTTTGTAGATGCATATAGAGTATACTGAGGAGGAGATAAGATAATACTTCCAGCTGATGTATTTTCTGTAAGTTCAGTAAATTCAAAGGAATATTCTTTGGGCGGAACTTTTAATTCAGACACATCAACAGTAAACATGTCTCCAGCACAGCAAAAATTATTAAGACTATCAATAGCAAGAGTGCTACCGTAAAAAAAGTTAATAGTAGGAGCCGTATCAAAACAGACTTTCTGAGAATACCATTCCACCAGAGATCCGTCTACAAGTTTAGAATACAGTTTACCTGTTACAGAATTGATCACTAATTCTCCAACGTCCACCTGATTTGGGTGTGGATGAGACTCACTTTGATCGTCTCTTTTTAATAATAGTTTACTCATGTGGAACAAACTCCTGTGAATAGTATGGACCCGAAATCCCAGTTGCTTAATACATCTTCTGATTTTTTCTTTTCTTCTTCTTCTAAGATACTATCTACAATAACATTACCAGTACTATAGACAAAGTTAAATGTTCCTTGACCAGAATCGTTTATTGCACTAATACGATATAAATAATTTATTTCATTAGTCAAACCATAAATCATTTCGGAAGTATTGACGATTGGCGAGGACGGACTGTTGTAATAGACCCAACTCATGCCATTATTGTCGGATTCCTCTATGATATAACCAGAAATTTGAGAAAGACCTTCTGAATCTGGTTCTCTCCAAGAAAGTTCAATTTCTGAGCTATTTTCGCCAAAAAATCTAGTATACACAAAGTCTTTTGGACTTTGGGGAACAGAATTATTGGATTGAACAGGCGATGATGGTAATGACCCTGAACTAACTCCAACAGAATTTTGGCTTTTAACTCTAAATAAATACTGAATAGATGTTTCGAGACCGATAATTGTGCAAGATTTCTGATCATTTGATCCTCTTAAAATTTGACCAGAAGGAACCTCTGTCCAGGTGTTACCATTATTTACAGAAAATTCTATTATATAGTTCACAACGGTACTACCACCGTCTTCTCCTGCAACCCACTTAATTGAAAATTCATTATTGCCTAATATTAATATTTCAATGTTTATAGGCTTATCAGGAACTGTTGGATTTGTACGAGGTTGTCTTGAAACAATTTGTCCTGCAGCATTTAGTGTTAATAGAGCATTAGCGATATATTTACCAGAATTATCTGTACTCGGTCTGGGCGTTAAATAGATTTCTTCTGTTAAGATACTATTAGAGAATGTAACTCCACTAACGGTTAATGAAGAATAATTAGATAAGAAACCTAATCCACTAACAATACTAGAAATAGTATACGGCTTATTGGTATTAATACAAACTTTTGGAGTTTCATCAACAAGATAACCACTAGGAATGGTTTTAGCTCTATCTAAATATTTTTGGAAAATAACACCAGAACCAATAGTTCCGCTTACAGCATTACTAATATTGGCATCGACCATAAAAGCGGGTGTAAGCCCTGATGGTATATTATTTGCGTTTAGACCAAAAATATTAGCTTCATAATTATCGTATTGTGAAAAATATTGTCCATAAATTAAAAAGTCAATATTTTCTGCCAACATATTAAAAGCTGTATGAATATTAGGTCTAATGCTAATAGTATTAGCGGTGCTAGGTTTAAATCTATATCCTGAATTTTCTGGAAAATCAGCACAAGCCCAAGGACCAGTAGCATCTGGTCCGAGTTGCATCGTAAGATATGCTCCTTTTTTAACAGAGAATGCGTATCCATTCTTATAAGCAATACTATTTGGATCGCTTTCCTCTACTAAAGAAGCACCAGGACAGATAGACATTGCATAGCCTTCATAAGATTCAGGAGGAGAACCTACATCTGTTATTATTTGGCTTTCAAAAACTGGAGAAAATGATGTGTCAGGATCTGAATCGACATAAGGATAGGTTATGGTTAGAGCTGGTTTAATATACTCTGTTACAAGAGTTTCTGCGTCAATTAAGGCTATTGTATCGTTATTTCCAAATTCTTTTTCTAAAACAGCTAAATCAAAATCTTCATAATCATCATTATTAGATAATATAGCCCATTTGGGTTTTCTATTATAAAATATGATCCTATTATTTTCTATTCTGACAGCTCGTTTAGGATATCTGTTCCATAATGCTCCGTCTGCTTGAAGGTAGTCTGCTTTGATCCACTCTGCTGGAGCATCGGCTCCTTGATGTGTTAAAATAGTATTTTTATACTCATTACCACCAGTACCAATAATAATATTAGAAGTAAAAAAGTTTGCCCCACTTATGTTTACTTCGGCTGGCGTAGTAATAGAAGTGCCGCCTTCTCCAGGAATAGTAATTTGCGGAATAAGTTCTAGAGGTATAAATTGAGCTATTTCTCTAGTGGGACTATTTGGATTGCTCCCTGGACTTACATAAAAGGGATGTCCCACAATTCCACTAGGACTAGTTAATTTGTTGATTCCAGTATTATAAACGAAGTCTGGTATAGTATTAACCACATCATTTGTTTGCTTATATAATAACCCTCCGTTAGATCCATTATACAATGGAATAATCTGACCTTCGCTATCAATTCTGTTGTAAGTTTGAGCTAAAATAGAATTAACTCTTAGTCCACTAGCATCTACATAACCAGGAGTATTTAGAAATATACCACTACCAGCAGCTAAAGAAATCCAACCAGAAGAAGCGAAAGAAGTAGTATAAGAACCCCATTGGTTAGGAAAATTAGGAGTTATTAACTCTCCATCCTCATTACGAAAGCTATCCTTTTCGTAAGATTGAGAAACAACAACAGGCACTGGGCTATATCTTAGGTATATACTCGACATATTAATTTAATCTCCACATTATTGTTAGCATGTTCCTAATATTGTACATGGTAGTTCTCCTCCTCCAATGGCCTCTGTGCTACAATTGCTACACAAATCACATCTTGCCTGAGAAGCATTCCATCCTCCGGGTAAACAGCAGTCTGCCAAGCAGCATTCATCATTACTCGCAACACAAAGACCGCCAGAGCATACTTCACAAGTTTCACAGTCGGTATTTGAAGAACATAAAAATCCTGGATTAACTTCTCCTGTTCCTCCTCCCGTAGAAGGAAGCTCTCTACGAGGTATGGTAGACGAAGATCTTATGTTGTCTCCGACTATTAAATGGTCAACATATAACCAGCCACTTACACTGAGATTAGCTAAGAGCGTTTCCGAAGTAGCTGTACCAGAAACCACAGTATATGGTTCGTTTCGTTTCACAAGAACTGTTGACGAGCCTGTTGTGATTACTCCCTCTCTTGGTTCAAAATATGCTGCTTTATGCCATTCGTTTAAGCTAGGAATCCAATATTTTTGATAAATATTTTTATTAACTAGATAAGAAGCTTCTCCAATTGGAAAAATATCATAGGCCCCAAAATCTAAGATTGTATCTACATCAACAACATTAATTGTTGGAGCTCCATTATGCAACCAATTAGTGAATCTGGTTACACTAAGATAGTCTACAAATACAACCGGCTTATTACCCATATTAGACTTAACAGTATACTCGTATGGATTGATGGATCCGTCTCCACTTCTTAAAATGCCTCCAACTGGTTCAGTAGACATTTTTGTCTTATAAAGACCTCTATCATTAGCTGTTGCTACAGCGTTTAAAAATATACAGTACTGATCATTTGTTATTTCGTATTTACCTATTCTATAGTTTTTATTTACAGAACCAAGATTTGGTAATTCAAATGCAATATATGAATCATCTTGTAAGAGATAAAATAATCCATCATCTGATATGTTATTTGGATTTGACACGGAAACGAAATTTATATCTAGATCGTCTGCTATGGTTGTTATATCTGTTAAGTTATATTGACTTGCCACTCTAAAACCAACGTGTTCATAACCACTTATTCTTGGTAATGACTCTATGTTCTTTAGTCCACTGGCACCAATAGTACCATCAATCTCTGTTAACCAAGAACCACCAGCCACAAACTGTGAACCTCCAGTAGAAGTAGCACTAGCATCTTCTACCCATTCTGCTACGTTACCGTTTTGATCATATGTACCATAAAAAGACGGTAAACCATTTGTTCCAACAGAGGTGAGCATTCCAGAAAAAATACCAGAGGCAGCTCTATTAAAATTAGCTGAGATATGTTGGGTACTAAGACCACTTCCTCCACTATTTACAACAATTGGAAAAGGAGCGATACTTGCATTTGGAGGATAATATAATACGCAAGGTTCGCATTGTGGTCTTTGACTAGCAAAAGGATGAAATAATCCAGATGGTACAGTACTTCTGCCAGAATTTGCTTTAACAGTTAATGCTGGTGTAGGATCCACACCGTATACTGAAAAATTAATATCTTTTTGCTTGGTATTAAATACGGTATCTGTTAATGGACGAATACTAAGAGTGTTGCTAGTAGCATCAGAAATATTCGGATCGTCTACTGTTTTAGATATGGATAAATATCCACCCTGACTAACAGATTGTATGGTTGCATTAGCAAATGAATCTGATGTTACGTTCTGATTAAGTAATAATGCTACTATATTGTTATTATCTATTTCAATATCAGTAATATTCCGATAATATTTAGTTCCAGAAATATTTATTTCTACTTGGTCTCCGACGATAAATTCTTGGGCCGGAACTGCACTTGGAAATATAACTTGTCTAACAGCCACAGAACAAGACCTATCGTCATATTGATTCCATAGTACATCTCCATTGGTAAGGAAATAGTCTGTTGTACTATATATTCCTGTGATAGCTCCACTTGTTGTAGTGGTTAGTATCATGTTCTCTGTGATAGGCAATCGAACAGATCTACCAGCAGAGATATTTCCTGAACTATTAATACTTAAAATACTATCTTGTGAAATACCGTTGATCTTTATTCTGTTACTTTCAAGATTAGTAGCATATAATGTTGGAACAGTTATATTAGTCGCTACTCCTGTTCCAAGAACAATATTGCTAGAATTTAAGTTAATTGTTGGCGCTTGTATAGTAATAGCATTACTAGTAGAAATAACTTTACTATTACTATAACCCAAGCTAGCTGATCCACCATTGTTTACTGTTAAATTAACCCCACTATATCCAATCATAGTAGTATCTGGATCTGTGGATATAGTTTGGATTCCAGTACCAGCAGCATCCGTTGTTGCTACAACAATATTAAACTGACCTTTTGAAGTTCCAGCAGTATTATCTATGGCTTTTGATTGTATAGTAGAAAAATCTGTTTGGTTGCCTAATGAGTTTTTTGCAGATAGGTTGATTTCTGCTACTACGGAGTTAGCTGTTATTGCTGAAACGGGCTTATGGTATAGTGTTATGTTAGCTGGGTGGCAAGATGTTCTATTTTCTAGTCTAATACCCTCTCTGCAAGTTGTATTAACTATATGGAAAATAGTATCAGGGGTACTTCCAGAGGGAATATTAAGTCCAAGTCTTCCTCGATAATCAAAAAATAGATTTCTAGTACCGCTTCCTTCTACAATAAAATTACTATTAGCATTATCATTATTAAATACCGTATTAGCAGAACCAGAGACTGGAATAATATGGTGGGCACTAGTTTCAACATCGTCTCCGAATAGAACCTTATTACCCGAACCGTAATATAATTCTGCTCCTCCAATATTATTACTTCCTGTATTATATTGAAAAGATAACGTTGGACTAGCATTAATCCCAGACATCGCACTAAACATCAAATCATCAGACGATAGAGATTTAAGCTCTACATTATTTGTCGTATTCAAACCAACCCAGTTGACACCGTCTGATACAATACGGATATATGAATTATCTGTGCTTAGAGTAGCAAATATTTTACCAGCTGGATTGGAGATATAAACTAAATTATTACCACTAACTAGTTTAAGTTCTATGATTAGATTTTTAGTACTCTCTATGCTGGGTAGTGTGGCATATACTGTCTTATCCGAAGAGTCTACTAAATAGGTTGCTTGAATTTTATCAATAACGAAATCATTATTCTTTACAATAACATTATTAAAACCAACATTAAAATTACTCTCATTTGCAAAAACATAAAACTCTGATTTATCATAATTGTCAAAAGAGACAATACTATCCTGATTAGAAGATCGAACTATTTTAGTTCTTTCTACTACAATTCCACCAGAATTATTGGTTATATAACCAACACCAACCTCCCAAGAAGAACCACTTCTGACCAAATATGGAATATAACAACCAACATGAGATGACGATAAACTATTATAGCCAGATAGGGATTGGCCGATTAAAAAATTACCATTTAGTATAGAAAATTTACATCCTATACTATCGAATATGTATATTGGGGAATTGATCATAATTTTCCTCATGAGACTAATATAGTATACACCTTGCCATTATTGTTTTAATTCAGTATTCTATGTTCATTTTCCACTAGTAAAATCTCCTTGTGGAACTTCTAGTTTAGCTCCGCTGTTAGCAGACTGTAGTCTTGTCATAGCATTATTAATTGCTCCATTAACTAAATCTCTCATTGGGCCAGTTAAACCTTCTGCTCCCCTAACATTAACGTCAACACTACCAGTAAATTTGACTTCAGGAGTTATATTTATATTTGCTAGTACTTCACTAACCTTTTGTAATCCTGTTACAAAGCTATTAATAGCAGTTATAGATTCTGGAGAAATACCAAAACCTTGTAATACTTGTTTGAGAGCATTTGTTCCAACGGTTAGGGCAGACTCTAGTCCACGAGCAGCAGATGATCCATCTACCTTAATTGATCCTCCACCAACAACGCTATTGGTTGAACTAGCAACTGCTCCATCAGCATGATACTGTGGCAGTATAATACCACCGCTTTGTAAATAATTAACAATACCTCCACGATTTAATCCTTGGGTTCCACCACTATTAATAGCATGAAGTAAAGGTAGATTTTTCTGAGTAGCAGACCTATTGACCACAAATTCCCCAGGAGTTAACATCGCCGGAACAGTATCTGTACCTCTTGGTTGATAGTTAACTAGCGTTCCATTACTAGCATATACTACGCCACCTGTTGCCATAGCGGCTACTTGACCAGGATTTTGAGCTTCCTGCTTTGCTTTGTCTTTTTTAGCTTGTTGTTGAGCAGCTCTAAATGCTGCTAGTTCTTTAATTTTTTGAACATTAGGTAATGCGCCAAATTCCCCGTTAGTTAATGCTAATAAAGCACTATTAGCGCCTTTGTAGTTAACATCCAAATCTTGTTCATTAACTGTTGCTCCACTTATCAAAGTATCCATGCCCAATAAATAATTTCTTAATATTGTAACACCAGACTTAAAATAAGGATTTACCTGATCCTTAATTTGTGACATTAAATAATCTATAAGACTAGCTCTATCGTTTGGATTAGCAAATGAATTATATGGATTAAAAACCTTCTTACCTAAATCTAATAAGGTCTTTGGTGGAGTAGCTTCTTTGCTTTGGATTTTACCATCTTTAGCAACAGTTGTATCGGATGCTCCCTTAAATATATCTGATATACTTTGTGATTTACCGCCACTCAAAGAGGTACTAGCAATCTGTTGATCTCCAGTAACTTGTTTTTCTAAAGTCTGCTGGGCTTGACCACTAACACCAGCCAAGAATGTTCCTTGTGTTGCTAAGAATTGAGCATATTGAGCAACCTGTGATGATATGGCTCCAGTATCTGGAACACCCATAGCTGATTGGCCTAGTCCAATCTTATTGCTTAATCCTAATAAATCATCTTTAGCTAAAAACTTAAAAGTTTCTCCAACAGCAGTAATACGACCCCATACATCAGCAAGATTAGGATTCACAGATCCATTTTGACCAACAATTTTACTTCCAAAAGATTTTGATAAAGATATAAGACCTTCAGCATATTGTCCAATTTGAGCGGGAACGCTTAATGGAGAGAGACCATATCCAAATGCTCTTATAACTCCGATCTTCGGACCAATAATTTGATTGATTAATTGTTGTGCTGTTTTGAGTTTATCTCCAATAGATATTGTTGCTCCTGGTATGGTTGTTGCTTGTCCACCAGAACCAGGGGATGTTAGTAGCTGATTCTTATATGCATCTGCAGATATTTTTGGAAACCATGGATTTGTAATAAGACCATCTTCTGTAGTATAAGCATTTAATTTTTCCAAATCTGTCATCCATGTCTGTGGTGTTGCTAATGTAGCCAAAGAAAAACTGGTAAAAGCTGCTTGATCTCCCTCAAAATATTTAGTATAAGTATCAATTAATTTTTGTTTTATTTCATCAAGACTGTTTGCAAAAATATTTCCTTTACCAGCAGTTATGTCTTCTCCTAGAAAAGGATTCAGTACAGAAGTGTCTAGAGCGCCACCTGCTGATACTATTATTCCCTTAAGAATCTCTCCGTTTTGAGGAGGAGCATATCCCGTATTTCTTGAGAGTTTAGGTACCTCAATATTTCTGTATTGAAAACCAAATTCTGCCTTGGTGTCTTTAGAAAACCCAGGACCTAATTTATCTAGTGTAATTTTATCGAGCGTTACTTTTTCTGGTATGGGTTGTTCATCTACTTTAAAAGCTGAAACAAAACTCTTTTGACTTGCTTCTTGTTCGAGTCTTAAAATATTGTTAGAAAATTCTTCAGCTAGTTTAATATCTCCGATCCACGGAAAAGATTTAACCCCGTCTAAGTATTCTTCACCAGCCGCCTCTATGGTTTCTTGACTTTGATTGCCTATTTTTACTAGAGAGGGCTCTCCATTTAGCTTATATCCTTTAGCTTTTTTATATAGATCTTTATTTGGAGTAGTTAATGCTAGGGCAATTTTTGCTTCCCATATACTTGCTAGATCGGGTTTAAAGATCGCTAAACCATTAGTTCCTTTAGATTTCCATTCATCGTTTAAATTATCTGTTGGTAGTTTTATATATAATCCTGGCCAATTACTATCATATATTCTACGTAATAATCCACTAATATTACTTGCTTTTTGAGTTTGTGTGCTAGTACTATTAAAATTATCTGGATTTTTGATATATGTATCTAATTCACTATAAGCGGTATTTACAGCGGTTTCATATTCTGTTGCTTTTGTTTTGAGAACATCTAACATTTGTGTATTGAGTAATTTACTACCAATAGTAGCTTCTGTAGGAAGTCCAACAGCCATTGAATTTTCAGAAAAACCTACCCCATTACTACCTCCACCACTACCTGCTCCAGCAGCACCAGCTAAAACATTACCTTTAAAGTTGGATCCTATAACAGTACTTTCTTTTTTATTAGGAGATACAAAAACTCCTCCCATATATTTATCTGGATCTATAGCGTTAGGATCAAATCTAAATCCACCACCAGCACTCATCTGATATAATTTTGCTACATCGGATATCCCTAAGACTGCACTTCCAAGTGATGATGGCTTATCTTGCAATTTATTTTTAATAATATCTATTGGCTCAAAAACTTTTGCTATTGAACTAGCGGATCTGGCTGCATCTAGAATGTCTAATTGATTACCTACATATCCATAATCTGATGATTCATTAATGTCTAATAATTTTTTTTCTGAATATTTTGTAATATCTGCTGCTGACTTTCCCTTTCTTAATTTTGCTGATCCTATAATGGTTGAAATTGAGTTAGATATAATCTTATTCAAAATTTCTGCATCAAAAGGAATATTGGAAACAAGTGTCTGTGCTTTTATTGATTTTTCTAGTTTACCAGCAGCTGTTGCATTACCTGAGTCTTTTAACGAACTAATACTGGGAAGCATCCACCGATTACCAAAACCAGATCTTTTAGTTTCTAATTGAAAACTTGGAGCATACCCAAATTCTTCTGTACTA